TGAAAACCTTGGAAACCACTTAAACCATCTCCACCTGTACTTCCTTGGAAACCTTGAGAACCTTGATTACCAGTTGCACCCTGGAAACCAGTTGATCCATCAGGTCCAGTTCCGCCTTGGAAACCTTGATTACCACTTGAACCATCTCCACCGGTTCCACCTTGGAAACCTTGAGAACCTTGAGAACCAGTTGCACCTTGGAAACCAGTTGCTCCAGTTCCACCTTGGAAACCACTTGAACCTTGTTCACCAGTTGCACCCTGGAAACCTTGATTACCACTTGAACCATCTCCACCGGTACTTCCTTGGAAACCTTGAGAACCTTGATTACCAGTTGCACCCTGGAAACCTTGTTCACCATTTGAACCAGTTCCGCCTTGGAAACCTTGATTACCACTTGAACCATCAGGTCCAGTTCCGCCTTGGAAACCAGTTGATCCTTCTAATCCAGTGGAGCCCTTAAAACCTTGATCACCAGTTGCACCCTGAGAACCTTGATTTCCGTTAACTCCTGTTCCGCCTTGATAACCAGTTGAACCTTCTAATCCTGTACTTCCTTGATTACCTGTATTTCCAGTTGCTCCAGTTCCACCTTGGAAACCTGTACTTCCTTCTAAACCTATACTTCCTTGATTACCAGTTGAACCTCGAAAGCCTTGATCTCCTGTTGCACCAGTAGAACCAGTAGAACCTTGACGACCACCAGTACCGGTAGCACCAGTAGCTCCAGTAGATCCAGAAGAACCTACTCCACCCGGACCTCCTATACCAGTACCTCCTTGAAAACCTTGTTGACCAGTTGCACCTGCGCCGCCGGTTGCACCTGCGCCGCCGGTTGCACCAGTGGCTCCAGTTGAACCTACTCCACCAGGACCTCCTGGGCCAGTACTTCCCTGAAATCCTAGTTGACCAATGGCACCCGTAGCACCAGTGGCTCCAGTTGAACCTACTCCACCTGGGCCACCTGGACCAGTACCACCCTGAAATCCTTGATTACCAAATTGTCCAGTGGCACCAGTAGCACCACTAATACCTGTTGCCCCGGTTGCGCCAGCACTTCCGCTATTTCCGATTGTTGATATTGTAATAGTTGAACCTGAAGGTGTATCAACCTTGGTAATAACTATATTAGTCCCCGCAACAAGTGTAGGGTTATAAGATGCGTCAATGAATTGATCTAATGTACTTTGTGTAATTAGATCACCTGATTCAAATAATTGCTTTAATTGATATTTAGGAAGTATGGCCATACCTTATATATTATTACTTTGCTTTCATAAGATCTAAGAATTGATCAAATGATAACAGTCTAAGTTTCTTCTTTTTCTTTTTTGAACCACCGGGTATATCACCACTTCCAACCGGTTGTGCTGCAAAAGAATTCGCTGAACCAGGATCTCCTGGAAATTCAACAGGACCCATTCCCTGTACATTCATATTTGGATTAAGAGTTACTGTTTCTTCGGCTACTTTATCAGGTAAACCTTCTTCTTTAGTCTTAGCATAATCTCTTAAATCTTTTTCTGGTAATTTAGATAATTCTTTTACCTCATCAGATATTTCAGATGCAGAAAGCTCTCCTCTCTTATATTGAAGAGCGAGAGCAAATAGTCTACGCTGTGCTTTACTTTGTGCAGGCATTATTTAATATAATCTTTAAACCAGCGGTCTATCCAACCTTTAAGTTCTTTTTGAGCAGGTTTAATATCTCTAGGCTCAGTGGCAGGACCGTTTTTCCATTGCTGCCAAATCTGTTGAAGTTCTCCTAATGCATTGGCCATACGGATAGGATCCATTACCTCAATATATTCTTCATTAACAGACTCTTTCTTTTCATCATCCTTAGATAGTAATTCATAAACTTCATTATCACCTGGTAATGAAATAAGACCTACTACATCCTTTCCCATTGCCCTTTGTTTAGAACCAATAGCTTCAAATGTTGATAGGACAGCATTATAGGTTTCACCATTAACATCCATTTCTCTAAATGTTCCTTCTGAGGTATCAACCTTTGGAGTTACGGGCTTTGCCTTTTCTTCATCTTTTTCTATTACTAGAAATTCATTAAGTGATTTTAAGTTTTTCATTTTATTACTTTCTTTTATTGGTGATAACGTATCCTGGAGAGTTTTATAAAAATTATGAATACTCTTAGGGGTCATTTTCTTAAATGTATTTTCATCATCTATTGTTAAGGCATTACGAACTTTTGATGCAGATATGTCATCATCAGTTCTTCCTATTTCAAATCCTGTAAATTCAGGATCCACTCCAAGTTGCTCTCTGTATGCTGGCTTATCAATCATTGAATCATATGCACGTTTTCTGTCAGTACCATACCCCCACATAACAGGTTCATACGCAGGTCTTGCGGTTGCAAAGAGAGTATCAATTGCACCATTAGGAACTACAAATGCAGCCTCCAAGAAAGGATACTGTTTTGTCATTTCAGCAAACATTGCCTGTTGTAATTCTTCACTAAATGGATTCTTTTCAGGATCAGGTTTGCCACCTCTTACTAAGAATACTACAACAGGGTGTCCATTCTTTTTATACATTTGTTCAAATACTTTTACATGCCCTAATGTAAAAGGTTGAAAACGACCAACAAAGATATTAACCTTCTTTTTTCCTTGATCCTTATGAGGAACATTTAATGCCTCGGTAATAGAAGTAACTTTAGTAGCCTTTCTAATTCTATTTCCAAATGGAGAAAGTGAGTATCTTTTAATACCTTCCTGGTCTTCACTAATATTAAATAGGTCAAGGTTTCTTTTTAGCCATCTTTTATTGGCATTAATCTCGGATAAGATCTTAATTATTTCATCCTCTGTTAAATGACCATCCCCAATTGAATCTAAAAGAACATTTCTTATTCTAGCCGAAGTAGAAACAAACTTAGCAGGATGATTCTCTGTGTATCTCCTTTTAACAGCAACTTTCTTTTCAACTAAAAAGGTATCAATATTTTTAAGATTTTTCATTTAAGTGTCTTTTTTTATTTATTTAAGAATTCTAATACCTATATTCGCATTAAAAGGATTAGGAATACTACCTTTTCTTTCAAACTTAAATTCTGCTGTTTTGAAAGGAACTGTCTTAAATCTAAATACACCCCCTTTTACTAAAACATCCAGGTAAAGCTGCTTAATGTCGGTTACCAATTGACCGTATTTGGTTAGTTGTTTTTGAAACTTATTATTCAACATTATTTCAATCTCAACCATAAGAGGGTAAAATATAAAGCCTATTCTGTTTTTATCAGATGCAGCCTTTTGCTTTACATATAGATCATATACCTTTTGTGCAGGTAACTTAGATTTGTCAACACCTGTCTTTGAATAAAATTCTGACATTACTGTTTTGAACTCTTGTTCATCATTAGACAGATCATCCATATAAGTAATTAACATATCTTTATATGCAGAATTTGGTTGTAAATTTGCCTTAGATAAGATATACCAATACCCAGAATTGCTAGTTGAACTTGGAATATTAACACTACATAAATTCATAACGTTATTATAAATCATGCTATTATCAAGCTTTGGTGGGTTTACCCATTGCTTAATCACATTATTTAGAAAATCAATTTCAGGTTGAGTGTCAAAGTGAAGGTGCCCGGAGTTATACATAGAATACATTTTTTGTATTATTGTATCACCGCTTGGTGTACCACCGCTTCCTGCTTTAGAAGAAATACTATAATCATCGAAGAAAAAGTCTACTAACTTTTCATTAGAAGCAGTAGGATATCTTAATCCAGATCCAGCATCCCTTAATAAATTAAATAGCATAAAGCCCCCTAAAATTTCACCGTAGTCATTTTGGAAGTTATTAATTGAAATTGAATCTATACCATCAAAAAGAGAATCGGTTATATCATAGAATAAATACCCAGTAGATGCATTTGCATACGTTTCAAAATCAGAAAAAGAATTTGCATTTTTAGAATTTGTAATTAATTCTCTAGTAGATTCAATAATAAAATTCTTATAATTATCTGGGTATGATAATCTATTTACATAACTTTCTACCTTTGAAAATAAACTTTGTGCATCTTTATATTCACTCGTAGGTAATCCTATTGCATCAGGTGTAAGATCTTTTTTACCGATCATTGCAGCAGTGCCGGTACTCTTTTCAATCTTTACACGATTTGTTATGTAAAAGATATCTCCATTTTTATAATTGTCACCAAGATTATCTTTTATTGGATTAATGATCGTTATTGCATACGAATCATAGTCACTTGAGATTTTACCACCTGCATTAGGAACATACGTACCAACCTTTATCTGTTCAATTGAATAGTCAGTTCTTTTTATTCCTAATCCTTGTAGTAAAAAATTTTCAATGTTTTTCTCAGCAGTGCCATCATTCATTCCAAAATCTGCTCTAAGTACTTCTCCTCGTATTTTAGATTTAGGCTTAATCCAATTTGAAGACCCGGTAAATCTTTCATACTTTTTAATCCATTCCTGTTGTCTTTTAGTTAAACCCGCAGCTTCTTCTAATTTGTTTGAGTATGGAATTTCAATTTTACCTAGATTAATAAAGCCATTATAGTTTAATGTTCTTTCTTCAATAATTATATCCTCAGCAGTTTCATAAGACTCATTGGTCTTTTTAAGATTAAGATAATCACTGAATGTCTTAAACTTATCATCTACTGGTTTATTAATTGCATCTTCAATTTTTGTAACCAATTCATTAAAGTCTTCCACTACAGATGGTGTTAGAATGTTACCTACCTTTTCAGGGTTTCTCTTTTTACGAAGAGATCCTAACATAATCTTAAATAGGTCTTGCATAGTATCATTACCCTTAAGAATACTTTGTGTAGCTTGGCTAGGAATAAGATCAACATTTAATTTGAATTCATCACCCTTTGCAAATTCAGCTTTTTCTATTCCTAAGTCTTTAAGACCCTTACCTCTCCTGGTTACATACTCATTAAATATTGATGATATTAATTCTAGGTATCTTTCATCTGGTGTAGTACTTAATAATTCACCACTCTTTAAACCTCTTTCCTCAATAAATGCAAGTATATCAAGAATAAGAATTTCATTAATATCAGCAGGAGCCTTTTTAGGATCAATAGGTTCTTTATGCTTTAAAAGATTCGCCGTGTAAGGATCAATTAACTTTGCAGAAATAGATTGTGTAGTACCTGGCTTATAAAACTTAAATATGATTGATTCAATTGGTTTAGTTAAATCATCCTGTAAAATAGTAGAACTCAATTTTGGATTAAGAATCTTAATCAGATATTCTGCAAATGAAGATGTTTTGAAAATTTCTAGCTGGTCTTCAATTGGAGTATTGATAAAGTTTTTAATGCTATCCTTTTGCTCATCTGTTAAGTAACCTTTAAAGATAGGAAGTAAGGGAGTAACTCCTAATGCATTTGACCAGTCTTGAATAACTCTAGGATCTTCAATAACTTTAATAAATTTACCGTTTTGATTCTTTACCTGGATATGGGTTAAGACTAGATTATTTTTAGGTAACTTATCATATTTAATTACACCAGGTTCATTATGAACAAAATACTGAAAGCAAAATCTCCAGTTTGCAGGTATAGAGTCAATAAATGATAGTGTAGTCTGCTTTATGTAGTTAATAGGATTTTCATAATAAACCATTAATGTTCTATCAACAAGATTAATTGGCTTATCATTAGACTTAAAGAATTTTAGTGATGTACCAGACTTTTCAAACGAAAAAGCAGATCCTGATAACTTCTCAGTTACTACAAGATAGTCTTTAGCGAGATCATTAATAAAATCTTGGCCTAACTCTTTATAAATTCTAGCTAATTCTTTCATTTAATTTATTTTTGTATTACCTTTTATATATTCGGTGGAAATTACTACAAACGACAAGAGTGAGACAATAGCTCACCCATTATCGTTATTGAATTTATTGAAAACAGTTACCTTATTATCTAAAATAGATAACCTACTGAATGTAAGATCTGGTACTATCTACCGTACTTAATTATTCCGAGTAATTGGTTAAGTGCAGCAAAGGTTCCGGTTAACTTATAAAGTTTTCCATTATATCTGAAAACAATCCCTTCAGTTGGAAAAATTGAATTTATTCCACCAATTCTGTCAAGTCTGGCCAATTCATCTTCAACCTTTCTGATTTGATCGGCTCCACCAGTTTTTCTAATCTTATCGGCCTCGGCTTGTAGATATGCACGAAGTCTGGCGGTTTCACCGGTTGGATCTGCTGCTAAGAAATTACTGGCATTACTTAATATAACTGAACCTAGTTCAAGGAATAGATCTTCAAATGGTCTAATGTTTTCTTTGTACTTTTTCTTTACATCTTCCTTATCAAACTTCTTAATCTTTTCAGCTTCGTCTGGTGTTAATGTCTTATCCAAGGATCTCATATTTAACGTGGTCTTATCATCATATGCCCACCTTCTCAAAAGACCTTCTTTAATATCCTGTGGAGCATTTGGAAATTCCTTATCAATTAATTCTCTCCACCACATTTCATGATACCTTGATACTTCATCACCATCATTAAGACCATATCTCTTTTGGAGTTCAATTACTTTATTAATAAACTTTTGCTTATTTTGGCTAAAGTCTATATCCTGTTGTAACTGAATTATTCTAGGAGGAATAATCTTAAATGTTTTTCCTAAGTCAGCTTGAACCTTTGATAAAATAGCAGGAATTTCTTTAGCAGGTCTAGCATCAGTACCTATTACATTACCGTTACCATCTGTTTTAGTTATGTTATGAAATTGAATAACATCAGTATCATAATTAATAACATTAGGATTTCTTGAATAGATAAGTTCCATATTCATAAAGTTCTTACCGTTATCAAATGTATCCTGTTGAACTTTGGCAGGTAATTTAATCAAAAGATCTGCAAGGTCTTGTGCAGCATACTGAAAAGTATCCCTAACAGTTGCACTTGGATGATCCTGGAATTTTTGCTTAAAATCAGAAAGAGACATTGGAGAAATACTTTCACCTTTATTTCTTGCAAATTTTACCTGACCGTCTTGAATAGTAGCCCATACGTTTTGCCCATCAGTCTTTTCGGTAGGATCTTCTTCAAAGTTTAATTCACCACGAAGACCGGCATCAATAATACTTTTAAAGTCACCAAAGGTTAGCCCCTTATCATCAAAAGGATGATTCATGTGACCAGCAGCGCCACCCTCTAAAAGTAATGGCTGGCTTTTATCGGCCAGCCATTGTTCAAATAGTTTAATATATTTCATTTGTAGAAATTACTTTCCCATAGTAGATTGTAAAGCTCCAACCATTGCACCATAGTCACCTTTATATTTAGAGGTAAGACCATCGATAACTTCTTTGGCTTTTGCTTCATCAAACTTATCACCATGAGCAGATTTTAATATTTCAGTTGCATATTCTGCAAATTCAGCATCAGACTTAATTTCCTTTTCAGAAATCTTTCCTTCTTTTACAACCACAGTACCTTGAACATCAGGTTCATCTTTTGCAGTAGCAGGTTCTTCGGTAACCGTTTGATCTTTAGTTACTAATTCTTCACCTTCCTTTTCGTCCTTTTCTTCAGGTTCTCCTAACGCAGTGTCCTTATCGGCAATGGCGGCGGCAGTTTTAGTACCGTCTCCTTTTGCAATAGGAAGGGCAATTCCATTTTGATCAGGAGTTTCTTCCTTTAATTCTGGGCCATTATCGGCCTCTTCAGAAAGATATGATTCAGAAACAAATTGAGAGAATGATTTAATACTTGATGTAACACGAGATACATTTTCTTCAATCTCTTCTTTCTTTTCTTCCTCTTCCTCTTCGTTAGCATAAGAATCTGCTACAGGAACTGCATTGTCTTCGTCTTCCTCTTCATCATCTTGATAACTAACATTCTTATTAACAGTAACCTCTTCTTCTTTTACGAAATCTTCAAAGGTCATTATTCTACGTTTAGCAACAGGCTTCTCTTCGGTCTCCTCTTCAATCTCTTTACCGGATTCCTCATCGTCACCTTCGGCAGGTACCTCAGCAGTAACCTCTTGATCTTTAGTTACAACTTCTTCGCCTTCCTTTTCTTCCTTATCTTCAGGTTCTCCTAAATCTACGATAGTATCTTCAATTTCTTTAGATACATCTTCGGTCTTTTCGGTTTCCTCGTCGCCTTCTTCTTCATCAGCTTCTTCAGCAACTTCAGCGGTTGTACTGCCTACTTCCTTATCTTCCTCTTTTTCACCATTCTTATCTTCTAATGATTTAGGCTCGCCGAGATCATTGATTTCGTCTTCGATATCTTCAGCGTCATCTTCGCTAACATCTTGCTTAGGATTAAATTCTTTTAGTAAAGCTTCTAATTTAGAAAGAAGTGCTTTTTCTTTTTTGATTTCATCAATATTGTTATAACCTAGCTTTTGAACTAATTCTGCTAAAGCTTCTGGGCTAAGGTTTGCTGACTCCAAAATAGATAGACTACCATTAGAGGCGGCTGAAAACTTTTTAATAGGCTTCATTTGTATTTGATTTTTTTATTCTTTTTTTATATATCCATGACATTGGAGAAAGATATTACATTTAGAATTTGATGGATTGTACATCAAACGGAAATTTCTCCTCTTTATATATTTTTCTCCGTTCCATACCATGTCGATAGATATAGTTCATCCAGTCATGATCCTCGGTTTTGTAACGAATATCATCAATAAAATCATATATTTTGACAATATCCTTGGATGCATGTAAACGAAGACCACGACCGATTGATTGGCGGATAATTACTTCTGACTTAAACGATTCGGTAAAAAATATGTTATGTATGTTTTTAATTGAGATACCAGTAGAAAAGGTTCCGTAGGAAGCAACAATTATTACATCATCGTTCTTTTCCATTCTTGCTTTAAAGTCTTCCCTAATATCTGCATTAACAGATCCATCCACATAATAGATCTTTTTATCAGTTATCTGTCTAAGCTTTTGATAGATCTTTTCACCGTATGCAATTTTATGGAAAAGTACCAGAGAATTTGAGGTGGACTTTTTAATTACATTACAAATAAAGTCTAACCGTTTTTCGCTTTCGTTAATAAAGTTTTGTTCTAATGAAAACAGTTTTTGACGATCATAGGGGTTCTTTGATAAGCTGGAGAATGCTTCTCTTTGTGCATCGGTTGCATATTCCATTAAGATCTGTAATACTTTACATTTTGCAATATGTCCTTCGTCTTGTAAATAATTTGCCTTTACTTGTGTTACTAGAGGGCCCATTGCCGACATAAGACTTAAACGATCAACGGATCCTCTTTTAGGAATTGTTCCACTTAGTCCAAAACGATAATCGCAATGCCAACATTTGTCCATAATTTGTTGGATTGAAGTTGCCTTTGCCTTATGGGTCTCATCTACAAATACAGCGTCAAATTGAGTAAAGTAATCCTCTTCATATTTGACAAGTGATTGGTATGTCCCAATAACAATATTAGAACTTTTTCTAAGTTTTACACCTGCATAAATCTGCTGGATCCTAATAGGAACTCGACTTTTATTGTATTGTTCAAAATCCCCAGTCGCCTGGACAACTAAACTTACATTAGGAACGATCATTAGGATTTTCTTTTTTCCTAATTGTTCCATCATATAAGCCACAACCATAAATGATATTAAAGTTTTACCAGCAGACGTTGCCAATTCTGCGAGGCACCTTCTATACTTTAATATTTTGAATGCTGCATCAATTTGATAATCCCTAGGCTTTATATCGGAGTCCTCAAAGAAATCATTTACCCATTCGGTAAAAGATTCTATGGTTATAGATTGATCAAATATATTAGTAACCCCGTTTAATGAAAGCGGAAGATTATATTCTTTACATATATCAATCACCTCTTTCCATAAACCGCCAGGTATCTTATTCTTTTTAATAAATGATATGCTACCATCCCATACTTTCTTTTTAACAAGTGGATGAAAACGCCAGCCATCAATCTTTTTTGTAAGACTGCTTTTTAGCTGTTCATATTCCAATTCGGTACATGAATCAATTACTAAAAACTTTTTATTATCTGATAGTGATAGTTCCATTATTGTTCATCATCGAGTCTTATACGATTACGAATTGCAAAGGCAAGATTATCCAAGGTCTTAATACATTCCTGGTAATAATCAACATGAGCCTGCAACATGTCTATTTGAGTTCTTAATGAACTTAGCTCTGCTTTAATGAATTGATGTTTTTCGCCGCTCGTTAGTTTAACATCATAATTTAAAGTATAGTCTCGATATTGTGATCTATAATATCTTTCCCAGGTTGCATTTCTTTTATATATCATTGTCTTAAAATCAGTAACCTTATCCAAAAGAATTTGTCTATATGAAAGCATATTCACCTGACAGTCGGCTAGCTCATTCATATTTTTAATCTTTTGAATAAGAGAGTTGATTTTATCTTTCCAATCAATTCTATCATTAGATAATCTACTTTCAAGTTCTTCGTTAGCTGCTTTTATTTGTGTATCATCAAATGCCATTAGAATATTCCTTTATCGTTATTAGTATGTTTAACAACCTTTATTTTAGGTTGGAATTTTTTCTTAGGTTCATTAACCTTAATATCCTTTCTTTCATGAGAAAGTTTACTTTTAGTAAACGAAGTAAATAGCTTAATCCGTTTTTGACTATCTTCATAGTCTCCATAAAAGTCTTCTATCTGTTCGTTCACAAACGATTCATATTTTTTTATCTCAATCATATAAAGATAATATCTAAATGATTATTTGTAAAATATCTATCAATGCTCTTTAGACACCCGGTTCGATGTTCATATTCATATTTTACTAAATCATTTAAGTCTTTTACTTTTTTACTTGGGATTGAATAGTCTTTAAGAAACTTATCCCACATAAATACATTTTGACCAGATTTAAGTTTTTCAATCATTCTAGTCTTTCCTTCAATATCATTATCAAAAAAGTATCTTGCCGTTGGAATTTCATTAAATTCCAGTATCTGTTTTTTAACACCAGTTAGACCGATTGAGTTGGTCATAAACATTGCATCAATAGGGCCTTCAAAGATTGTAAAGTCTCTACTTAAATCGGCAGTTAAAATTCCAAATAACATTGATATCTTATTAAGATTATCAAGGTCTTCTTCTGAAACGGTTAAAGGTTTCTTTAACCTATCATAGATTCTCTGGATATTCCATGTTTTATATTTAGGACCGTTACCTTCCAAATCACGAGTCTGAAACCCAATTACCTTTCCATCTGGAGTAAGGTTAAAAACATAGAGTTCCTTTCTACGAGGATCATAACCAAATTGATTTGTTTTATGTTGTAACAATCTACTCTTAAGATAAGGGTATGCCCTGTATGTTAATGAATTAATTGGATAGACATTAAAACCTACCGCCAATTCATCAAATGTTAACGCCAATTCCTTTATCTTATCAAATAGGTAAAAATCAAGAGACTCACCTAAAGAAAAAGATTTCTTATTTTCTTTAATGTAGTTAAGTACCTCAACCCGGTCTTCACCTTCAAAGTTAGAATTAAAATCTTTAAGAAAAATGTCTAGAGAAACGTGAGCAGAGCAATTATAACAATGAACAAATAAATCATTCCAATATAGGTTGCCTCTTTTCTTATTAGGACTGGTTGTTGAATCTCCACAATAAGGACATGCAAAGTTTAACCGATCCCGCCCTTCAAGTATTCTTCTTTTTTCAGGATGAGAATGGCTATGATGAAGAACTCGGACTATCTTATCGATAATCCGAGTCTTCATATCAGAAGATATCATAACTTCTGTAGCCATAGGATTAGAGATCTAATCCATTAATGAAATCATTGAAGTCTTCACCGCCTTCAGAAGAAGGTACTTCTTCAGATTCAAAACTCTCTTGGGCTGCTTCTGCCTTAGGGGCAGATTTAGGAGCAGCTTTAGAGGCTGCTTTAGAGCCTGATGTTAGAGTACCGATTGAAGAACCTGGTGAAGAGTATTGAGAAAGGATATTCATTACCTTACCTCTCTGTTCATCGTTCCAAGATTTATAATCAAAGTTAACAAGATCAGGAGCATCTTTAAGATAGTCCAAAATCATTTTACGACCTTCATTTGTATCGGTTACATTTTCACCATTAATGGTCATAGCAGAACGAGAGCCTTGGAATTTACATGAATCGTAGTTTGGATAACCACCTTTCTTAGAGAGAACCAATTCAAAGTTCTTACCTTCAAAAGGATCAAATACTTGAGTAGGTTCATCAAATTGAGGATTTAGTTCTTCATCAATTTTAGCCTTAATCTTATATCCAAATTTGAATACTTTGATTTGACCTTCAAGATCACGATTTTGTGGATCTTTAACGATTTGAACTAATGCATAGAATACTTCCCTACGCTTTAAACTCTCGGACATTTTTTTATCTACGGCGGATTCACTGTTACGAAGCTTAAAGAACATATCCTGTACCGGACATTTCTCGCCTACTGTTGATGGAGAATCTGCATAGAAACCATTTCCGTCTCGGTCTTCTAACCAATAGACGAATTTACGAACGAAAGGTTTGCGGGGATTTTTAATATTAGGTAAGAACCTAAGTAGAGAACGGTATGTACCGTCTTGCCCTTGATCGGGCTTTGGAGAATAAAGATCGCTGCCTCCACCTGAAGGGCGATCTCCCGTGTCGAGGTCGTTAACACTCACACTGAAAATGTCGAATTCATTTGCCATTTTAGTTGCCTTTTTTTTTAAGTTTTGTTTTTAAGTTAATTAAAAGCATAACTTAGCATTGCCTATTTACGTGCCCGGGATTGCCAATAAAAACTCTGCCTTGTTAATGCCAGTTACAAATTCCCTGATAAATCAGTTCCTTTGTTATTTATATATTCACAATGGTACTTAGTTTCAGAGAATATTTAGATTTTCATCAATAATTATTCCTACCACATCAATGTCTCTAATACTAAATATCTTTTCATCATTAACCGTAAATTCGGTACCAGCTAAATCATGAAAAATGATTCTACAACCAACTTGAATATCTGCATCGGTTACATCAGGACCTACTGATATGACAATTCCTGAATAAGGTGGAGCATGCTGCCCCTCCAGTTTAGGTACATAAATTAGACCTATCTTTTCAGGATATTCATCTTTTTTAAGAAATATTCTATTTTTTATCGCGTTTATCATATGAATCTGAAACTAAGTTAAAAACTCTATATATAAAATTTATCTGATTAGTTGAAAGAATAGTATTTATTTACTAGTGGTTTGAGAGTTAAGGATGAAGTATGCATCTACAAGGTCATCAAGTGGTTTTGGAATTTTTTGACTGTAATCTTTTCCTTGTACATATTTCCATAATTTTGTATTTCTTAAATCTTTATCATTAAGGACATCATCCTGGAATGCTTTAATCATAAAATGTTTATTTGCATTTCCTTTACCTGCTAACTTCTTTACATGTGAAGGTTGAAAAATTGATATCTTTTCAGATCCATAAGTATCTAATAGAGCAGCTCTTAAGAATGAATTGTATTGTACAATGTCAATAAAAGAATTTCCAGTTGAACCATAAGAGAATCCTTCTAGCGATATGTGAGTATCACTGGTTCCAAAAAAGGTTATAAGAGAGTTTGAAATAAGGTCTGCAATAGATTTACAGTCTTCAAGCTTTTCTCTTTCTCTAACGAGAAATGAATCTGCTATAATATTACGAAAATAAGGAAATCCTAAAATTGCTCTATCATCAATAAGTTCTTTATGAACCCCAAATGCCTTTGGCATTTTTTTAGTATCATCCCAGATGCGGTCTCCAAAATTAAAAAATGAAATGAAGACATATTGACCTTCATGATTCTTTATACATACAGCTGGACTATTCAGCGAAAAATCAATACCTATTCTTATCACAAAAATGTAGATTAGAGTCTCTTACCTAATACTGCACCTAATGCAGCACCAACAAGTCGACTGGTTAATAGATCATAAAGAGCACCTTTTTCAATACCTAGTACTTTACAAATGGCTTCACCAATACTCTTGCCTAATGCAAAGCCAGTAAGACCACCAAAAATAGATCCTAAGATTCCTTCATTAACAATTTCTTCGACTATTTCATCAAGGTTTCTTCCATTATTATGAGCATCTACAATTCTTTGTACTGCTTCATCAATTGCGGCATTCTGTTCTTCGGTTAATTCTGATTCATTTAACACCTTAAGAAGATCATTAGTATCAGCCTTGGATTCAATTATGTAGTCTTTAAAAGTTTTCATCTGTTCTTTATTTAATTATATATTAGACTAGATCTACCTTGAATTCCAGAAAGTTATGATGGAATGTTAAATCAAATGTTTGAAATTCTACAGTGTTACTTGAGAAGTTAAGATCCAGGTTACTTACGCTAATCCAAATCATTTGTCTTAACTTAACAGTTACTAAAACATTTCCTTCGCCGTCAAGCATTTGTATTCCATTACCTTCAGGTACATGTGAAGCTTTGCCACTAAGATTATAATAATAGTTAAAAGTATCAATTGCCATCCAGTAATTAATCCAACCATCAAAGGCTTGCATAGTAACAGTTAACTCACTTTCATAGAGTTCTTCTACAGGTAGACTTGATCTATATCCTCTGGTATAACCAGGATAATTATTCTGCTCGGTTGGTGTATATGATGGACCTGGCAAATTTAGCGATTGAATACCATAATTAAAGTAGTCAATAGGCTCTTTGATCAAACCGCCCGGCATACGATTAAAATAAGGTCTATACTTATCAGCAATTACTGGCGGAATAAAGTTTCTAGGAAACGAAAATCTAAATTGGTTATTTCTTGCACTTAGTAGCATATCTTAATCTTTATTGAATACCGTTTGTACCGCTTGTAAAACCACCTAAACTGCTTAATCCAGATGTTACTTGATTAACACCAGGTATTGTCTTAATTAGCTGTGCGGCCGCTTGTGTAAAGAATGCTTTCTGCTTAGCGGCAGTTGAAGCAGTTTCTTTTACTTTATTAATTGACTCAATTTGCTGTCTTTGATATTTTACTAATTCTTCTGCTTGCTGAGCAGCAGTTGCCTGTGATAATAATTCTGCAGCAGTAGAAGATCCCATATTTTCACTTAATGTAGCAACTTCATTTGAAAGATTTTGATTACTTTCTTTAAGAGATCCAATTACAACGGTTTGCTCATTTATGAGCTGATCTTTTTGTTGTATGTCAGCCGTTAATTTTTCAACTTGGCTTTGTAAAGATGCAATTTCCTTTGAGTATTGTAGCCTAGCTTCTTCTAACTGAGCACTTAAAGAAACTTTAGGTTCCTCTGTGAAAGATAAGAATGTTCCTGTATATAAAACCGATTCATCAGATTCTCCGCTAGGATCAACCATTTTAGTTGAGATATAAAAGTTTCTGTTATCTAAAGCAAGAATTTTTTTGGCATCATCGCTATCTATTCTGAAAAGAACTTGTCCTGATGCCATATCAACATTTTGAACATTGGTGTAATTAGGAACTCTAATTTCATCCTTCGCTCCAATGAATACCATATAAAGAGTACCTACGTTACTAAGATCAATTGGAGTATTAACCCCATCAGTTTCATCAAAGATCGTAAAAATAAAATAGTCGTCAAACGGCGATATCTTAATTGTACCTTCACCTTGAGGTTTAGGTTCTTCGTTTACTGAAAGATTGACAAACCTCTTATAAACCTGAGTCTCTTTCTCTGATAGTGGTATTTCTGTATTAACTGCCATCTTATTCAGTAATGTTTTGTATTTTTGCAGGTGATATTGCAGCTTTAATATTTATCCTATCCCTAAAACTAGTAACATACTTAGTCTTTACCACCAATTTCTCTGTGATTTGTTCAGTTGTATTTGCACGATTATTACCAGATCCTGTTGATATGATAATGTTTCTTCCATCATCTGGTGCAATTTGATTAACCACATTTGCAACAGTAGGAACGGTTCCTAAATTTATCTTCATTAATCTTCTTCCGTACTTCTTAACATCAAATGAAGTTAATCTAGCATTCTTAATGATTTGAGAATTATCAGCCCTATTATAGAGTCTCAGTACATAATTAATTGCAAATGATACCGCTATTCCACTATTTAGAACAATCGGTCTATATAGGATGGGATTATCAAAATCATTAGTCTGTGAAACAATTTGATTATTTGTTTGGATATAAGTATTTCCTATCTGTTCGCTTAATGTAATTTCATGAAATACTACATAGTTACCGCCAGCTGAATTAAGCTCAGCAATAAGATTAGAAAGAGAAGAACCATTTACCAACCCAGTTAATTCAAAATAGTCTCCAACTGGTGATTCAACTACACTTGCATATAGATAGTCATAAATATCTCTATTAAGAATTGTATATGCATTGATTTCTTTTATTTCATAAAAACTATATGCATTAACGGTTTGTGTACTTAAAATACCTAATGCTCTAATAGTTAATGTAGGACTAGTAATAAATCCTAATCCTTCGGTTAACTTATATCCTAAACCGTTTGATACATTAGGATTAAAATTCTGGCTTATATTATAGAGAGACGGTACTCTCCATTCAATGTAAGTAGAATATAACTTATCAGCAATAAGAAGTGGATCAGGATTAAAAACTGGTGTATCGGTCTTTAAAAAGTTTATTGAAGAAAGTACAATGTCATCACCATTCCTCTTTTGTGTAGTTACATCAAATATGATACCATCATAATCCTCAAAGGAAAACCCTGCAACAAAATGTACTTTTACTCTATCATATTCAATATTTAGGTTAGGTGAAAATGTTTGTAATAACTGAGGAGTTGGTGTTAACTCAGGATCATAGTCATTATACGGTATACCTATACTTGTATCAAGATAAACATATTGTGACTTAGCAGCATTAATAGGTACAGCAGAGATGTCTCTATAGTTACCCATCGTAGCAGCAACAGTATCTGTATTAAAGAAATAAGAACCGTTGGTATAACCATCTCTCATTATCTCAATAGGATAGGTTCCAGTATTAAATGTATTTGGACCAGGGTTTGCCTGGTCGATGTAAATATACTCGACTAGAATGCTTTCCGATAATTGTATAAATTTAGATGATTCCATTTGTTCTATTTATTTACCCCACTGTAACCACTTAGGAGTGTAATGTAAACCTACACCAATCATAGGTCCTGGTACAATACTACCATTAAGCACCACTGCGCCGTATCCTAAAGTAAAGCCTAATCCAAAAGTTTTTCTCTCGGCCTTTAATGCCTTTCTAGTCCCAGGATCATCAACCATATCCAATGCCTGTATATCATTAAACGTTATACCTGGAAACGAGGTTGATGCTCTTACATAAAGTCTGTTTGTTTTAGGATCTCTATAAAGACCTGTAACTAAATCTATTCTCTGTTCAATTGATAATTGAGCATTACCTGCAGTTATTGAAGGATAGTAAGTACCGTCTTCCAAAGTATCACCTTTAAGTGTATATGGTAATTTTCCACCAATACTTAATCTATTAGATCCTGGTAAAGTTGGGTTATATAAGAATGTTAAAAAACTTGAACCATCTTTAATTTCAGTTTTTACCGGAACAAAGATAGATGTATCTTTATACATAACCTGTGTTTCAATTATAACACCGGGTCTTTTTTTCTTTTCTAATTCAAGCTGAGCAATAAGTTTTTCTTGGTCTTTTGTTAACTCGTTATACTTAAGCTGAAATGCAGATTTTTCTACAAGAACATTTCCTAGCTTTGAATTTATTGTTCTAACACTATCCTGTTCTGCTAATAAATTATGTAGGTTTCTTTCTGCCTCTCTCTTTGCATCATTTGCAACGTTACATTGCCTTAATAGTAGCAATACAAGAATTACAATACTGCCTATTAATAGGAGTCTACTGCTTTTTGGATTTAAGATAAAATCTAATACCTTTTTAATTACATTTATCATATGCCTTCTTCGTATATTTGTAAAAGTTTATAGGGAGTAACTTCAGATGCTCCATATTTTTCAATTAGGCGATTCATAAAATCACCTTCCTTTTTCTTTAAAGTATCAAGTTCATCAAATAGAGTATCTCTCTTTTTTGCTAAACTCTCAATACTCTTTTGCATTAAATCAATAGATGTTTCAATTTCTTTATAACGATCTACAAATTCTTTAAGTTCAATTCTTTCTTCAGTATTCATATTTTTAGTTTTAGTAAAGATCAACCTGTGCCTTCATTTGAGCATCAGTATTTGTTGCAGAAGCACCGCCAATAGTAGGACTTAACACATTTGTTATAACCCAGCCACGCTCAGTATTATAAATAGTAGTACCGCTAACGTCATTATATGCCGTTGTATAATTAGTTCCTATCCACATTAACTCTACAAAAAATTCCCCGGCCATTGGTGGTGAAGAATTCCAAGCAGATGTAGTAGCAGTTCCGATCTGTGCCGATGTACCTTCTGCAAATTTATTTATGTAAATTCCTATATTTCCACTATTACCGGTGCTAGGCCAATTATATTGAGTACCTCCATCGTAAATTCTAGTTGGACATACTAAAACATGAAGAGCTAATCTCTGCCCAGGATAAACTCCGTCTGGTATAGTAAGATCAAAATTATTACTTGAAGCAGAAATTGAAGCATACGGATCCCCTTCGTATCCTATATAAACGTCTATGAATGAACTGTCCATTGCAGAGGAAGGTATTATATACCCATAACCAGCAGAATGACCAGCGGTAAGAGGATTAACTTTTACCTGTTTTCTGGTGTATCTAAATCTATTACTTACCTCTGTCATGTCTTCTCTGGCATGAAACTTAGTACCAGTGTTACCGGTTACACTATCTCTACCAACAACTTGTACACCAAAGTTTACACCTTCACTAGCACCTGAAGAATTAGTTACTTGGAATCCTACAAACCCATTAATACCTGAAGTGTTATAGATTTCAACAGAGGATGTTGTAATATCAACTCTTTCTATCGTAGTACCCAAAATATTTTTTCTAAATGTAGCCATTAAAGGTGCAACTGCAGCTCCGTTAGATTGTCTAGTTACCCAAATTGGATACTGATTAGTTGCAATGCCATCGCCATTGACATGAATATGCTTATATCCTGTAGTAGCAGGAGAACCGTATGATGTTGCACCCCATGCTAAGTTACCTTTAATTCTTACAGCTCCATACAAACCAGAAGCGGCGGTATTATCAACCCTTAATGAATTAGTAGAGGTTGCAGGTTCTAAGTATATGTTACCTAAATTGCCTGTGTTAATTGTAATGTCGCCACTTGGAGAAGTTAAATTAATTGCAGCGCCTCCCATGTTAAGAACAAGACCTGCAGAAATTGTGATATTTTGTAATGTTGTAGATATATCAATAGTTCCAATACTGCTATTTAATAAAATACCACTAGTGTCAACCCTAATTCTATTGTTTGCAGAAGAAGCCATCAAAACAGTATTACCCCAATGTGTAATATTATTAGCCTCACTTAATATTGTACCCGTCTTAGTAGTGGTTGTGGTAGGTATTGTGATATTACCACCAATTTCAAACAGAGTAGACGCACTTGCAAAAGAAGTTGATACTGAAAATTTTGCAGGTATAGAAGAATTAGAAGTTCCTACTACAAATGAGATGTCAGATATTTCAGATCCTAATCCGCTTGGTGTAGCATCAACACCCGATATAAAATTAATTTGTTTACCAGAATAAAACTGCTGTCCTTTCCTAAGTGTATTAAGATTAAATCCAATAAGGTCAGATAAAGATAGCGGAGATGTAGCTGCCTTAGGTACATTAATATTTAATGAATCATCAATACCTAAAGAAATATCAGAAAGATTTGCAACTGTATTTTGTTCAAATTTATCGCCAGCAATTGCACCACCACCCATAAATTTAATAGCAGCTGCAGCTGAATCTTTTTGATGTACCAATACTGAAAGTATGCTTGAGTCCAAAGACTTGGTCATTACATCAGGTATAAGAAACGCCGAGGTAAAGCTTATACCGCTTGGGGGTATTGCAGTTGAAGCAACCCCACCAAGAATTGCAACCGATATGCCTTCATTAGTTACTTGATTAGCACCAGATGAAGTTCCACCTGGCATAGGAACTATATATGCAGTATTTTGATTATTTATAGAAGCAGCACCAGGATAACCGCCGGCATAATTAAAGCCAAAGCTAGAACCAGAAGGACCAGTAGGTCCGGTTAAATTTGTATTTGTTAATACCCAAAGTGTTCCGTTATATTCCCAAACATCACCATTAGATTGTAAATAATAATCATCCTCTTCAACTGTAGGTATAATTAATGTGTTTGGATCCGTTCCTGGTGCAACGGCAGGATCATCATACCAAGTAGCACCACGTAATCCTCGCCCACCAACTGGACCAGTAGGTCCAGGAATACCTTGGGGGCCAACAGGACCACCACCATTTAGCAATAATTGATCAAAGTTAAAATTGATCTTATTTACTGCCTGTGAAATGGTATCTGATGCTATTAATTCTTGTATCGTGATCGCCATTATTCTTTTTATTTTTTAACTATTGTAACGCTGAACCCGAAAGACTCAGAGAAACCAGTCCTTTTGTTATATATTAAGCTTAAATCAAACGGATTAGTATTAAGTATCTTGGTGGATACATTCTGATTTATGTTTAACCCAGCTGCCGATTTTTCACTGTTTGTTAATTCGGCCGTTGTGTAAATTGATCCAGTCTTTTCTCTAGATGATCTAACATAAAAATCAATATTTCCTACTTTGTAAAGACTTAAGATATTTAATTCAATATACTTATTTACATCATCATTAAGAGTTGTTATGTCACCAAACCCAAATGCAGTATTAACATACTTTTCAAATTGTGGCTTTATGTAGTTAAATAGGTATTCAGTTAATCTCTTTTGTATAAACATGTAAAATTGAACATAAGGTACGGTTTCATTATACATAAATGTTCCATCTATTAAGCTAGGATCTTTTATTGCATCCTGGAAATATTCTGATGGAATAAATGTTTCGAGCGTTATTTGTTGAGGAACTTTCAAATATTTAGATCCAAAAAATGATTTCTTTTCAAGCATTGAAACGGTTCCAATAACTGATTGTATTTTAGACTTATCAATACTCTTTGTAAAATACCCAGGCTCCCAGTTAGATGAAAAAATGTAGTAGTCTTTATAATCAATTCCTACTTCATTAATTAGTGGATAGAGACTTAAGAATGCACTATCAGAAGATAACTCTAAAACGGTCGATGGATCTTCTTGGTTTACTTTATGATAAAAATAGTTTTTAAGTATTCCGAATAATTCATGCTGACTATAAAACTGTGAATTTGAATATCTACATAAATTAAATACTTTCCACTTATACAATTCATCCGGAATTGGATTACCAGTTGAAGTAGTTCCGGTATTTCCGGTATTTCCGGTATTTCCGGTAATTCCAGTTAGACCAGTATTTCCGGTCGTTCCTGTATAATAACCATTAGAAAAGTCTACGTTAGCATAAGGGTCTCTAAAGAAAATAATATCTTTAGCTAAAGGTTTAAACCAACCTGAATGTCTAGCCATTGGTGTAAGATTAGGCTTATCTAATAGAGATAAATCATAACCAATAATATCTGTTAAGTTAAAGATAGTAGGCTTATTTTGATCAGGTAAAATTCCAACATATATTGACTTAAGGATATCATCCTGCGGTCTTAGTTGAATTGAAAAAGTTTGAGCAAGACTACCATCACTTGCAAGAACTTGATTTCCATTTTTATCAATAGTTTCATATATGATAGCAGGATTTCCTAAATTAACATCAGTGATTATGTTTGCAAAACTTAAACTATCAAAGGTACTTAAATAGCCATTAAAACCACCGCCTATCACAGTGTAAACAGCAAACTTAAGTTTTATTGTTGTTGGTGTAGGTGAAGGTAAAGTAAAAGTCAAACCATTCTTAAGAATAGTTGTTGCATATAATTGAGTATCAGAAACAATTCTTGATATTCCTTCTATTCTATATAAGTCACCGTCTATCGTAAACTCTATTGAATTATACTGACCGCCTGATCCTATTGTAATATCTCTAATAAATCTAGTAGCATTACCTTCAAAGTCACTTATACCTTGAATTAAGTATTGCCCAATTGCCGGTGCAAATGAAGATGCAGTAAAACTTATAGCACCTTGCATTATAGAATTTTCATATGATGAATTTCCTATAGGCGTACAATCAGTTAAAGTTTGAATTGAACTGTTTAATGAATAAAGAGAAGTTCTATCTATTGACTTTCCAGTAGGATTTAAACATTCATTTTCAAATGATATGAAAATCAACATTACTATTGTCTTCCACCTTTCATTCTTAATAAACTTAATCTGCTTTTTTGGTTTTCCTGGTTCATTAGGAATTAACATCACAGAAAACCTATAATCATTAAATGAACCATCCTTAATATATGAAAGCTTATCGGCATTAAAATTTGACTTTTCATCACCAGATGATTTCTTCTTTGCAATAATTCTAACGCCTCTTAAAAATGACTCTGCATAATTTAATTTATTACCACCAGAGAATCTTCCATATCTTAATTGTCTATCAATAAGATTAATGGTATTTCCATTAATAAATCGATCTGCTATAAAATACTCATCAAAATAGTTTCTATCAACACGCTGAAATGTACCAGGGTTAGCACCTAAAGTATCGGTTGGTGATTGATCAAAATAACTCCACGATTCTCTTATTGCATCATTTGTAAAATAAGATGGAAATTCACACAAATAATACCATTCATGGCTAAACCCATCGGGTGATCTTCCGGTATTCCATTGTGATGGTGCAAAGTTATTAATTCCAAATGCAAGATTAATATCCAATCTATACGGATTATTTCTTACATCAGTACCGCCATCGTACCAACACCACTTATTAATGTAAGGTACTACTCTGGACGCAACGGCCTGCTCCTTTAAGTAATTTTCTTCAAGTCTTTGATATTCTGATTCTATATCAACTTCGGTATTCACATCAGGATCAGAACCTTTAAGTAGCCCAATAAGATTGGAAAAACCGCCGTCATTATAAAATGATCTAATGTCAGGCCAATCACTTACACCAAAATAATTTATAGAACCAGTAACACCCGTTACTCCAGTGGCTGGTGGTGTACCTTGATTATATCTTGATATTTCATAATTTAACTCCCCTAATTGGCTATAGGTGTTATCATAAAAATCAAAATCAAAATCTCTTATAGGAAATAATGAAAATCTGCCAAACTTAGGTGTAAAGTCAGCATATAAAGCAACTTGGCTAGATTTACTAACTTCAATTTGATTATTATCTAAAGTAATTATAACATAATCATCAATTCCTCTATATCCTGTCTGAGTACCGTTTCCGCTAAATATAGGTTCATCTAGGTATGGGACCCAATCAGATATTAATACATAACCTGCTTTAGATTTAACATAATCACCTTTTACAAATCTATCTTGGTCTCCTGCCGAAACTTTAAGTAAAGCTTGTGGAGTATCATTTCCTCCTACGAAAAATGCACCAGGATTTACATCAGAGGTTAAAGGATATGTAACTAAAGAATCAATTAATTCTGGGTATGCTATCCACGAAACGGAAAAATTAAGTCTATTAAATCTACTCCCACCAAACCTAGACTGTAAGTAGACGGTTGATCCATTTATAGAAGAATCAAAAAATCTGGAATCTGCATTAATACCAAATGTAATTGCTTTAGAAATAGCTGATGCAATTTCTGTAGGTGTACCTGTTGGATTAAAGAAACTTTCAAATGAAGTACCAGGTCCTGATGTTAATGATGTATTTGCAGATACTTGTCCTATTTGATTTATTCCATCATAGAAGGTTATTGAAGCACCAACTGGAATTTCTCCTATAACTTTTAGGTATGCCGTGGCTTTACCTAATCTATTTATGGTTTCTGCTGTCGCAAAAGTATCAAGCTTATCATATCCTGCTAAAAGAGATACATCTAGCTTTTTATCAAAAAGTCTTAATTGATTTGTACCCCAAACAGATCCTTTCTTAACTGTATGAAATTGATCATCTTTATCCTTAACATAGAAAATGGATTCAACTTCATTTACTCTATTTGGAGTTGGAATACCGGTTACCGTGTTTATTGATAATGGGTCAAGATATAAAACTATTCCTCTTTCATTTGTTATATTAAATGGTGTATTTAGAAATTGTGATACCTGATTAATTGTAGTGATTGTAGGCAGCTGTGTTTTTTCAGTTCCTTCATAAAAGCCTGTACCCGATATCTTAAAAGTCCCTTCTTCTATTTCATTAACATACAATCCAAAATACCTATTCATTGAATAGTCTGCTGCATCGGCATCACTAAATAAAAACTCTAGGTTTATTAGATTTGCCAATAAGACACCGTTTCTCTGGAATCCTTGAGTAATGTAATACTCATTTTGTAGAATAGATGCATCCTTTACAATTAAATCATCATATGAAAAACTACCAGACGATGTAAACCCGCCATTGAAATAGGATATCCCATTCCATGTTATAGGCTCGTCCTGTCTCCAGCTAACCGTTAAAGGCGCCTTAGGAAATGCATCTTGTGATCTATAAGTTCTAAGATAAGAACCTAATTTTGATGTTTCTCTTAAATCAAAGGTTTTAATTGCAGTACAATTTTGTAAAACAAACTTTGAAAATTCTTCTGCGGTTTGAGCGGATGATTCTCCGTTATTAGAAGATGCTGCATTATAATTATTGACAGCAGAAGGATCGTCTAATCTAAAAACTACAAAATAATTTGGTATTTGTTCATTTAACCAAAGAGGTGCCAATAAACCTAAATCTTCTGTGTATGATTCTGATGCAATTGATCTTGTACCGTATGCATAAAACATTTCATATTGACCGTCGAATGAAGATAAAACTGATGTATCACGAAACTCTTGAAATACTTCATATGCTAATTCAGTAGGAAATGTTCCGTTCTTAAAAAATCTAAATACATCTTTATCATAAGTTGAAGTACCGTCTATCTTAAATGCTTTAAATGAAGATGAGGCAAGCTGAGTATTTGCACTAAATGACTCTAGGTACAAATCATTACCATTCGATACAAGTTTTACATTACCGGTTAATTTTGGATTAGTACGTACTAAACTGTATGAAGCTTTATCAAATAAAGGCTCTGCCATCTAATTATCACTTTTTTTATTTATTCACTAAACGATTAGTGAAAACCAGATAACAACCTAATTATAGATTTTGTAGCTCGGATCCTCTAGTTAAACCACCTTGAATAACACCACCTGATCTAACCGTTTGGTTAACTTTAGTTTCTACTACACTTGGTCTAAGTTGAGAAATAACTTTTTCAAGATCACTAAGTCCCTTTGTAACAGATATTGATGGGAACACATCGACGTTAAGATTATCGGATTTGTACTTAGCAAATACTTCAATATCATACTGATAAACATTATCCGCATTTGGCCAGATATCAAAACCAATTTTCTTAGCATATGTTAAATTGGTAATTGCACCGGTAGAATCTCCTGCTATATTTCCTAAACCACCAGCTGAACCAGATCCAGTACCAAAATAGTCAGTCATTCTGTACTGAAACACCATAGGAATATTTATTGAATTTTGACTTCCAAATTGAATAATCTTACTAGACTGAACAGAGTCTCCATCAACCTGAATCATTTCATGATCATCCGCAGATATGAATAGATAAGATCCGCACGTTTGTCTTCCTAGCAAATACTGGTCAAATGATTCAAATGATGTTTTAGTATTCCTTGAATAGTCAACAAAATTAGGATCTGTATTATCACTTAATGCAGGAATAAACATTAATGTTGGGCTAGCCTGGAGAGTTTGTCCGCTATTAAAGTTAATTAATGTTGATGCCAATTGATTTAAGTCAGCAACATTTTCATTTAGATAAATTGATTGTTGTTTACCTTTAAGTTGATCGGATGCTAATGGTATAAATTTAGAATGTCTAAATAATACACGAGCCGTACCATTACCAGTAGGTGCCGTACAATCTATCGCAGATGTTAATGAAGCAGGTAAAGTTGTTGTATCACCCGTTACATATACATATGCAGCTCTATATGCGGCATAAGATGCCACCCATGGGTGATTAATATGTACCTCTATACTATCATCACCTTGTGGTAAATCATATGTTGCAGCTGTAGTTGGATTACCGGCCGCATCAAATCCACCACCCCAAATAAATTGACCTGCGGTTATAGTTGATGAGAAGTTATCCTTTAAGAAAAAGTTTTCACAAGTATCTAGGTTGAATGTATAATCATCATCAGGATTTATGTAGTTGTAAAAAGTCTCCTCTGATGAAACATCTTTAAATCTTGAGAATATAAACTGATTTTTATTCTGTGCAGATTGATAAGGCGCTAATGAAACGTCTTGACCAAACTTATTAGCAGATGTAACTGTTGGGTTAGTTAAGATTAGTGGAGCCAAATCATATTTACGAATTGTATTATAATCATTGTCATTCGTTTCAAATGTAGCTCTACCTGTGCTCTGATTAGCAGCACTGTTATCTAACCATGAATATGTTGCAGGTAAAATAACAGAACCTGATGCAGCCTCACTGTTTGTATAACCAGGTGATTCTGATTGCTTAACCATACGAGTACGAGATCCTGCGATTCTTGCAATTAATCTTAATCCTGTTTGTTCTGCATTAGAAAGATTAATAAAGAAGGTCTTTGTAACGATTGACCCTCTAGGGTCATCAAGATTCTTAACTTCATTAAAGTAGAATCCTGCGAATACTTTAGTTGTTGAATTACGCTTAATTGCAATTGTATTTCCTTGATCATCAATTAGATTAACCACAAGTTCGCCTGCAGCATTTCTAAGAATTTCAGAGAACTCGTCAAGCCTAGCTTGCATTTCAACCAGTTTAGAAAATAGATCTACTGGTGTTTGATTCTCTGATAAGAATCCTGAAGCAATAACCGTAGAGGTATGAGCATAATATTTTTCATTAGCAGTAAATGAACTGCTTAAATGTTGATCAATTCCTTTTGCTCTAAGACTTTCCTCAAGACTTACTTTTGCAATGTCTTGTTTATTTTGATTAAGTATTGCCTCGACTGCACTATCAGAACTTAAATCTGCCGGAAAGTCCACTCTTACCGAGTCTGACTATTCACTTTCTAATGGATTAGATGGCCATCCTGCTTCCGATATTGATTTAACTTGGAATTCAACAATCTCTCCCTTTCTAATAGGTAAATCAATCTGATTAATATTAACGGCATCTGCATTATCATTATTGATAGGATCCCATTGATAAAGACCGGTGATTGGATTTTTTGATCGTGGTCTTAATACACTTTCAATAATTTCATAATTTGAAAATGCACCTTGGCTAGTACCATTACCGTCTACAAAAGTAAATTGATCAACTGGATTAGCCGCACCATCCTGAGAAAGATATCTATATCTTATCTTAAACTTAACAATAGATTGTGGTCCGGTTGCTGGAGTTGATTTCTCCTGAGGCATTGGCCAAAAACCACGAACTCTATATTTAGGAACAATACTTGCTACAGAATTGTCTTTACTGTTTGCATCAATTTCTTTTACTATTGATGCATATAATTCTGCCTGTGTACTTCTATCGGTTATTAAACCCTGAAGAGCATTCTTATCAGCATCCCTCTCAACATTTGTATTATAATTCGTTGTTTGAATTTTTGCTCTATACTGAGAAATTGCGGTATCTAATTCTTTAAGACTAGATGTAAGTGTATTTTTCTGGTTATTAAGATCCTGTAATTGTACAATTGCATCAGAATTGGTTACCTGTCCATTTACCAACTTAACCTTAAAATCAGTTGAAGCCAAAGATGGCGAATTAGGAATTAATCCTTCTCTTGATGTTGGTAATTTATCTTGTGCAAATGATAATAGGAATTTACCAAAGTCAACTGCATATCTTTGATAATAGTCAGCTAAAGTTTGTTGTGTGCCATCGGCGGCAATAGTAGTTAATGTGTTAGTATAGAATCCAGCACCAGGAGACCAATTAACAGAAGGTATCTTAGAATCTGGATCAATTGGTTTAATGAATACAACGCATCTTTCATTAAATCCTACGGTAACATCAACCTGTACATTATCATTTATAGCAGATCCAATCTTAAGAGCATCTGCTCCAATTTGAATTGCTTTAGTCCCTTCAACAAGATCAAGTATAACTGAATTTGTACTAGTATCAACGCTCTTTACAATGTATCTCGTATCAACCGGGTTAGATACAACCTCTAAACTATCGCCTACCTTTAACTGTATTGTATCATCAAAGTCAGCCAATGAATCTGTATATAGTACCTTATTTAACTTATAAGATTTCTTCTGAGATGTGACAGAAACACCATTAATATCCTCAGTAAAAGTAATATCCGATATCCTAGTTACACTAAAGTTACCGGTGTATCTTTTTGTTCTTGGCGGTAAATCAACAACGGCCTCATCCAATACATATGATATGTTTCTCTCTACTATCTGTTGTAAAAATGTAAAGTAATCAATATCAGATTTCGCGTTAAATGTATTTTCAAAGAATTGTATTTTAGCCTGAGTATTGGTGTCTAAAATATATCTTTGAATAATTGCCTTTTCTGTATCGATAGGAACCTGACCAGTTAAATCAAATGATATGTAAAGAAGAGGGTTAATAAGTTCTTCAAAAAACCAGTTAGGCTTTATATTGAATTCATTAACAGAATTTATAGCAGTTAGGTTAGGCGCCTCGGTTGGAAGCTTAGCTAATACTAATTTTCTAAATGTACCATCTGCAAGTCTAACTGAACTTGCACCACCGCCGACATTGGTTATGGTTTGTATGTTATTATCTAAACGATTAATAGAATTCTTTAAGTACCCAAATGACGGAATAGTCAAGCGAGATAATGTACCATCCTCGTTCTGTATGTTTATCGTAACTGACTCCTGGCTAGAAGTAATTGCCTGGTTCACTCTCTCAAAACTCTCTAATGAATTATTAAAAAGTCTTAGCAGTTCAGGTAACAGTGTTGATATTGAATTATTTTCAGCCATTTAATTTAGATACTTTTATTATTTATTTGATAATATCATACACAAAAGTTAATACTCCTTGTTCGGTACATATCAATTCAATAATAGGTTTAGTTGAGATTTCATTATTAGGAATAACCCCGATGGTAACACCGTACACACCTTGATTTAGTCTATTTAATGAATCAGTATAAATTCTTATATTCTTTGAAGAGATATCCAGATTATTATTAAATGTAAGTCTTATTGTTTGACCGGTCTTCCACTGAATATCTGAATCATCTATGTAAATTAATAGATCCCCACCTGCAGCATTTATTGTACTTATTCTTAACATATTAGTAAATGTCTCTAATGAAGTAAATACATTAGGTGATATTACATTAAGATCAAGAGGGTTACTCGAAGTAATCTCATTACCGTTTTCATCAAACGGTATCATAAATGTATATTGTTGTGTAACCAAATCAACTCTGACTTGATTAGGTGTATTTTTATTTAATGATATACCAGGACCAGATCTTAGCACTTCTGTATTATACTGCAGTGTGGCAGAAACATTACCGTTTGCAATTGATTGAATCTCATCGGCATTTTTTGCAATAAGATCCAACAATGTACTTCCATTTGACATTGATAATGATGCATTATCAAATTGTTGTTGTAAACTATTGATTTGCGCCTGTAAAGAAGCCGAACTCGATAAAGCATCAATATTATTTTCCAGGCCTTGTACTCTTTGTTCTAATTGACTTATCTCTATTTGTTGTCTTTGGAAAATTTTAGCAGACTCTTGAAGCTGTGCAGTTGCATCAGCAAACAATCCCATAGAGAAAGTATTGTAATCATTGATTATTGTATCAATACCGGCCGTACCTGGTGAAGCATCAAATCTAAGATTAATCTTAAAACCATAGCTGTTACCATTTTGACCAGTAACTCTATTTGGCTTATACTTAGGATATCTTTGAATAAATCCACCGTCCACCGTAGGTGTAATATTATCAAGTAAAAGAATACCATAAAGGTTAGTTACGGTATTTGCATTATTACTTAAATCAACTAGATCATAGTAAACTAATACAGCATTAAATTCAAATGTGCTTGATAAATCAATTCCATTAAATTGTGATATTGTAGAGATAGTAGGATCTTCAACAATTTGTTGATAGTGTGTTGGATTAAAGTCTAGGCTTATTCCATCTAATTTACTTCTACGATAAGCAGATCCTGAAAAACCAGCAGGACTTCCATAATCGGTAGGATACTTTCTAATGTCAGCATTAGCAGAATCCCCAAATGTGATAGGTTCAGTAAAGTATGCATCAACCGTATTAGGGGGTGTTGTCTCATTCATCCAGTTTGCATTAGGATCAGTATATCCTGCAGGACCACCACCTAAAAGAGGCTGGTCATAATCATAAAAGGCAAAAATATCTAATCCCTGAGGATGAATAGTCGCGGCATTTCTTCCTAAGATGAATTCATTAGCACCTTGGATCTTTAGACTAGGTTGATAATTTGCATCAGATATTGTCTGAAATAAAATAGTAGGAGTATTTCCAACTTCAGTTGGAACATTAATATAAAGTTCAGTATAAGCCTCCCCTGCTTTATCTACATTATTTACAATGTCAATCTCACCTAGATATTTAACAACTCTTCTATACTGAACAGTCCCTGTTGTAATTTCATCCTCTTCAACAAAAAGATCACCAGAAACAGAACCGCTTTTTTCTAAAGCAGTTGCAGTTCTAAATCTTAATGCACCTGTTTCTTTTAGCCATTTAAAGAATACTCTTTCAGTGACAGTTCTTCTTACAGTATTATCATACCCGGAATTACTTAAAATTAATTCCTCTAAGTTAAGTGCATAATTCTGAAAACCCTCTGCCCAGTTAACATTAGGATCACCTTTAAGACCACCATTTTGGATCATACCGTCAATGGTATCAAACTGCATATAGTTTTGATAATTACTAAATGTAGAAGGATCCAATCTATCAAAGTCTGGTATATTAAGAAGTGCAAACTTAGAAAAGACCAACCTAAGATTCTCATTATTTAGAGTCTTAGAAAGGTCTCTTGCTGCTGAAGAGAAAGTATAAAAGGTTCCTCCGTCTGCCTGTGGCGTTTTAATTAAAGGCGTTGTGGCCATCTATTAACTTATTAGTTTTTATTAGGATATTGTATAACCAACTCCACCGATTACATACCATTCACCATTACCTGTACCATCATCAATACAAAGTAAATGTACAGAATCACCTTTCTCATCCAAAGTAACCGTTGGTGTTGCACCAGCGCCTGGTAAGATTAGAGCATTTACTGCACCTTTGATTGCAACGGCACCAGTAGCAGCTTCAGAGTATGTAAAGATTATTTCTTGGCCGATTGAACCATCATTAAGTAAAAGGTTAAGAGGAGAACCTGTATTAGCATTTCCAACTCTTTCAATAGTGTAAGGTGGAATTGCAGTACTGGTACCTACCTGAATAGTCATCGATGGCCCGGCAAAAGTATCATTAAGTGTTTGTGGGTCAACATCATTTCTAAATAAACCAGCACCATTTAGGTTAAGATTACCACTCATATTAACGCGAGTTAATATGTTAAATGTACTAGCATTAATGTCAAGTAATACTGTACTTAAACCTACTCTTAATGATTCTGTTTTAACATCATTTAGGTTGTTAAAAGTTCCTGCGGTTGGATTAAAATAAACCTCCATTGCATTAATCTCACTAGCAAGAATGTTAAAGTTATCATTGATAACTAATCTTGATCCAGATAACGAATCGGTTCCAAGAATTTCTGTTACGCTTATAGCCATTTTTTTTATTATTTTATGATTAGGATATTTCTTTCCTTTTTATATTTATTCCCATTAGAATCTGTTAGTTCTAAGCCTATCTCGTATCTACCGGGATCTTGAAACAGGTATGTTAAGTACTTGCTTTCAAAATATATATCAGATGTGTTAGGATTGGAAGTATTTCGTATTATCCATTTAGGTTTACCTTTTCCATTTATTTTGCATTTATCATATACAAACATAAGCCATGTCATCTTAGGAAGAGTCTTCCCATCGTTAATAAACTTAGCAGTATTCCATGTAGGATTACTGGAACGATGCAAGCCTTTTCTATAAATTATGCTAGGGCAACCGGTACCAGTGTTTCCTGTATTTCCGGTATTACCAGTGTTTCCTGTATTTCCGGTATTACCAGTGTTTCCTGTATTTCCGGTATTACCAGTGTTTCCTGTATTTCCGGTATTACCAGTGTTTCCAGTTGAAGCACATACACGATTACCATTAACATCCACAATATCAACATCCTCCCAATCGCCGTATTGGCCATAATATCTTGATACTGCTTGTATAAATTTTTCATTACTTGTAGCATCAAGTACTACATTATATATGTACTTATTAAGAATAGGATCGTTACTTAAATTAAGCTGTGTTGCAACCTGAGATAATGTGGTTAAAGAAGGATCAAAGAAAAATGAACCTATATTACCTTTAAGATCAACAACCCTTAAATATGAAAATGGAACAATTTCTTTGAATTGGAAAAATGCCGGCGTATCCCCAGTTATTGCAGTAAGATCCCACCACAAATGATAAGTATCATTCCAATCTCCAGTATTAAGATTATCCCAATAGTAAGGTCCTACGAAACTGGTGTTTCCATTATCTTGGTAATTTAGTAGTCTAAAGTTTGGGGAAACTCCTAAGCCAAATGTATTTAAGATTGCGTTAACTCTGTCAAGAGAATCATATAAACTTGGTGTTTCTTCATCCCATGTCACGCTTGGTTCAATAGGAAGGTTCCACATGGAACCATAATCTTCCCATTTCCACTTACCTTCATTCTGCCAAGTATATTCATACTTTCTGGCCTGATACCAGCCAGAATATTCTACTTCTTTACTATCTATACATATTGCATCTGACTTAACAATAGATGATATGTTATTATACATATCAAATAATTTCATTTCAACATTATATGTACCAACATACGGTAAAGTTATTGGTAAACTGTTGTAAATGTTTATCGGTCCTCTGATTGTAAAAAAGTATTCAGGTGATGTTTCAGTTTCTTCTTTAAAGATAGTCCATTCAATTTCACTAAAGTTTGATCTTTGGATTGAATTCCAAGTATATAGAATTTCGCCAGGATTATCAAACTTAAAAAATGCAGCCCCACTTATTGGTGTACGAATAACCTCAACCTGAATGTTTTGTGTATTACTTCCATAAAGTCTTATTGCTGTACCAAAATTCAATGTTACTTGACTAATATCAAAGAACAACCAAGGGGCCACAAAACTGTTCTTTAAGTTTACTAATTGGTTATAGAGAGCGGTGGTTACGGTATTATCAGTATCACCAGGTTGAACTATATATGATGCTTGAGAACCTGTCACAGGATCATATATTCTAAATTCATCACCAACATTAGCACCTTGTGGATCAAAATCAAATGTATGAAATGTATTTGCATTTGATACCTGATTCCATGTCATTTCAATGTTATCCCAGGTTAAGTTACCAAATGAAGTATTTTCTAATACCACTAATGCACCAACAGGAATTCCTGGTTTATCAGCCAATGCAGTTACAGTACTAGGAGAATACCTCGTAAAGTAAGAAGCATATACATTTGCAATATCATTAATAGTAAAAACCTGAGCACCAAAAGGAGCGCCTAAAATACTATTAGGATCAGGACCAATTGGTGGAGCCGGTAATGGATCACCGCTATTGTAAGGTCCTAATACTAAGTTTCTATATGTCTGTACTCCTGAACTATTTCCACCGCCCGTGGCGTATGCTAATAGTGGAGCAACATAGGCATTACAAAAGTTAACTATTGCACTACCTACAACCCCTTCTTGCTGATAACAAAAATCTGCAAAATTTCTTAGGTCTTCTAAATATGTACAACCATCAGGACTAACCTTAAAATCAGCCGCTATACCTACTTGAATATTTCTTTTATCATTCCTACTTATTGTATTAGTTAATTCAGCTAATCCAAAAAAGTCAGCCTCACCAGTAATGTCTTTAATATGAGCATTAAGTGGCAAGAATTCTTTTTCTAATTTTTTCTTTAATCCAAAAAGCTTAATAAGAACTTCCTCCAAAGTATAGTCAAATACTTCTTCTGTTTGTGGAAGATCATCTTCATCATAAAAACCGTTTTTAACCTGATTAATCTTATAGATAAGACTAAACATATTTGTCTTCCTAAAGTTTTTATTAGGAAGAGTAATTGTCATATCATTATAATTAACCTCAGGATCAAATAGATTTATAGCATTAGATTGGATGTACTTTCCATATCTAGGCGATGACTTATTAATATTTTTCCAAAACTCTTTTACTTGTAAATTGTTATACCCAAAAAAGTTAATTGCATTTATAAGACCTTTATATGAACCAATGAAAGGGTAAATGTTATGACCTTCCATCATGAGTTCTTTTCTCTTTCTGTTTAGTTCAATAAAGTCTGGTCTCTGTTCATAGATATTAGTATCTCTAAAGATATGAGTATCATTAAGAGCAATACTATATCCAAAGTTTTCTGTCATTGTTCTAAGGCGTTCATCTTCACCTACGGTTTCTCCAAAGACAGTTAATTTTGCAACAGTTGTACCAGTACATTCATCCTTAATGATAAGAGTTCTTTTAAATGTATCTTCTTCATCCGAGTTTATAGTAAAGTTAATCTGTAGTGTTTGTGATCTTATTTGACTAGTTACTATGTAATCTCCATCAAAGTATTGATATGGATCATAATCAAGAGGAATAGCAATTTGATCGTATTTAACAAGAGGTGGACCTGCAACTTCTATACTAAGAGCAGAATTTGTACCAGTGACAAAGTTTTCATTAAATTGAAATAAAAAGATTTCTTCAGGATCACTCGTTTCCCATTCAACAATCCAATCACAACTACCAGTATTACCTTGCCCAGTAAAACCAGTTTGACCGGTAACAGGGTGAGGATCATAAGAATGTGGATATCCAAACTTTTTAAGATTATTTGAAGCGTCAATAAATTCCTGCAGAATAAATAGTTGTCCTACTTCAAATAATCCAGTGGATACTTGTGGTAAGTAAATGTTTCCTGTCCAAATATCATTCGTTTGATCATAATCAAAGTTGTAATACTTACCATTCTTATCAAAAAAGTATATGTGACTCCAGCGATTCATATTAGTTTATTTTTTGATAATCTTTAGGTACTGCAAAATTATAATAGATTCTTAAAAACTTAACTTTATTAATAAAGAATACCATAATAGGTTGGAGATGCTCAAGAATAAATTTTGACAGTCTTTCATTTTGAAACATATAAGGGGATAATGATTTAACCATTAACTTTTCTTCATAATCAAATCCAGTATTTTTCAACTCCCAATCGGTCTCATATGCAATCTTATAAGGACTTTCAAAACCTCTTCTCTTTTCCGTTAATTGATTCATTATAGATTCTTAATTACTTTTTGTGTTGTGTTATCCAATAATCTTCCAGTGTTGGTTGATCTGGAATTATTTCCGGTTGCAATAGTAGTACCTCGGTTTCTCTTAAGCTTATCAAATCTTTCCTGCTGTGTCTTATTATAAAGATTATCAAGAGTAACATTCTTAAAGAATACATTAAGAGAACCAATACCGTTCTTTATTGGAATTTCTTCAAAATAAGTTCCATTACGATCTTCCCATCCACCTCTTATTACAACTAAGTCACCTGATTCTATTACAATATCACCAAATTCATCTAATCCTAATTGAGGATCTTCGCCTTCGGCTAATACAATCTTTTTGTTTTCAATTAAAACCTTTTGATCTGTAGCCGGATCAATTCCATACACCGGAACAAAATAGAAACCATCTCTGATGGCTTTTTCATTTTCTTCAGATATAAAGAATAGATTAACTGAATCTATACCAGGAATATCTTCTATCAATGAAATTAAGTCAGATCTAGGAATGCGATCTCTTCTATTAACTTTTAAGAAATAATCATTTAGAGTGCTTCTTATTGCCGTCACTAATTGATCTTTATCATAACCTTCAATCCAACGAGTAACTACATTAATAGCATACTTCTTTACAATAGGATCATTTATTCTGACCTCGGCGGTAACAACTTGTCGACCACTCTTATTTAAGATTTCAATCACTTGATCTTTTTCATCCTGAGTTAAAGTAAATTCTTCAAGTGCTACATTAAAATAATCTTTATCGCTTGTAATTTTTTTATTAATGTCAGGAATGAGAAAAAGATATATGATGTTATCATCATTAATATATTTGTCGTCCTTTGTATTATATGCATCTACAAAAGAAAAGAAATCATACTTACTTAAATAGTAAATGTAATTATTAGGATTTGCTAGTACGAATGAATTACTCTGATACGGAGCAATCAATCTTGTAAATGCAGGATCCTCGCTGTTTGATCCAAAATTTGGGTTTCTAACAATGTTTAATGAAAGAACTTCATTTAGGTCAACTTCCTGTCCTAGATAATCAGTACCAGGATCAACAAATTTAATATCGAGATTTTTGCCACCTATATTTCCAGCCGCACCTCGAGTCTTAACATAAGTAACAATAATTAATGATCCTAGTGGCGGTAAATACCCAAACTGGTTATTTCCAAAGAATATACTTAATCCTCCATTTACACTAGTCTTACACATAAAGTTTTTATGGCCAGGCCCCATATCATAAAGTGAATCCACCTTTTTCCACATTTCACCATCAACCGTTAATGTAACCATGTATTGGTCTGTTGGTTCTTTTGTAGTCAAGTTATAACTTTGTAACGGTAAACCACTTCCAGTAAAAGTTTGTGAATCGATTTCCCCTTGAATCAATTCTACATTAATAAATTGCTTATTAGTTTTTTCAAGTCTTATAAAGTCACTATCAAACTTAATGAAATATGTTAACCCATTTTGTCCGATTTCTAATTTTGCACCGTTTAGTATTTGTACATAATCACCACTAAAAAGATTTCCTGCCTTTGTGTTTAGTCTTAATCCAATTACACCACTGGCAGAAATACCTCGCGTAGGATCATGCCCAGTTAATCTAGAAAGGCCATAAATTGATTCAATATTTCTTGCTCTATAAATATTAAGTTCCGTTGCAACAGATTCAATGTAATAAAAAATCATCTCACCTAAGTTTGCGACAACTGTTAAAAGTTGTCCAAATGGTGATGCAGGTGTAAACACCTCAGAGGCCTGATCATATGTTCTTTGGAGAAATTCAAATGCATCAAAGAATAACTCCTTTGCTCTTAATCTTGTTTTACTAAAGAATGACATTAATTATAATATTTTTAGAAAAGTGCTCCAATTACTCTTTGTTCATTTACATAAATATCAACTAAAGCACCATCTCTACCTTCCGAATTAAAAAATGATACTCTAACATCGATTCCATATAAATTATCATTAGGTAAACAATATGCTTGAATTTGACTTGCAATTCTTTGCTGAATTACTGACTCGTTTAATATAATAGAAAATAGCAAATCTTCAAGATTACATCCAAAATCAGGAACACCTAAAACATCGCCTTTTCTAGTAAATAAAACATTTTCTATTTTCAGGATAAGTTGAGACAATCCATCCGTTACGTCAATTGTATCTGGCGTATATTTATTCTCGGACGGGCCTCTGCTATAAATATCGTTGATCATAGAGAATATTCTTTTAATATATATTCTCTTAAAAATTTACTGGTCTTATATTATAAATTAACCAGTGTAGAAGTAATCAACACCTTCATCTCCTTTAATCTCTTCAATGATAGCATCAATCTCGTCTTTACCTTCAGTAGCGATCATATCATAGTTTATGGTAATGTTACCAGGTAGATTAAATGAGAATGTACCTAATATTCTAGCTAACTGCATTTTTGCTTTGGCAATACAATATCTGATAAACATTTCATCCTGAAATAATGCACAATCAGGAATTGTGTTATAAACTTGGAATATACATGCATGTGTTGGCAATTCTCCCTGGAATCTAAACTTATGGGTTAACCTATTATATGAGTAAGATATTTGCGGAAGTAAAACTTGCCTAGCAGTATCAATAAAGCTAGAGTTAATTACATAGTACATTAAATTCTCTGAACCTATACCTGCACCGTATGTATCCGAGTAGATAAATTTGTCAATTGAAAAGTCAGAGTCACCAGCAGAAAATGAACGGTTTCCAAAACCACCATCTTCACCACCAAAGCCATTCCATTCAAACACGTTATTAACAGAGAAAACTGTTGAAGGCATTGGAACAACACCTCTTGTACTATTTACATTTGAACTTGACAGTGTATCACTAGAATCATCGATCCCTTTATTAAAGCTGGGTTTATTCCAAGCAGTTGCAGGTAATGCAATATACATTTCCTCAACACTATCTTCATATATTTTATAGAAATAGTCCTTTGCTCTATTTATGATTCTTGCCAATTCATTTTTAGGAACCGTAAAAGGAATTTGACAACCTATTGTTAAGTCATCATTAATTTCCTTAATAAGAGCATCTAAACATGCTTGTGAACTAGGATCATTACAATTTACGTAAGCCATACTCTTTAATCAATTTTTTCTACTTCTATGATTTCAGTTGAATCTGAAAATGTTGCAAATTTAGTGGCTCTTCCTTGTCTAAAAATACCACCTTCCATTTCTCCACTGAATACACCTCTGTGTCCAAAAACATAGCAGTTATCAACTATAACATTTCTGCTTACATATGAATCTTCAACTTTACAGCCTGTTACAGTGCTTCCGCCAAATACATTTGATTCAAATAGTGAAGCATCATGGATTTCAGAATCAAAAATATCACAACCTTTTATGTTTCCTTTTACTTTACATTCAACAATATCAACACCTGTAATTTCAAAGCATCTTTTAAGATCTGCATCTTTAATCTGTATTCTTCCGGTGTCGGAATCATAATTAATTAATCCGCTATCCATATCAGCCTTTGTTAAAAGCTCAAATACTTTTTCTCTAATCTTAGGATAATACATTTCAACAATCTGTTTTGCGGATTGAAGATCAACCATTAAAGTAATGTTTGGAAAGATTTCTTTAAACCTACTGTATGTCTTATATGATTGAACAACGCCTCTGTGTTTTTCAAGAACAAGATTTAATTTCTTAATATCTTCAGGACCGTATGTAGGATTATCAAGAGTTTCGAACAATGAAGTTATAAAATGTTCCATCATTGATAAAATCGTGGAATATTTCTTTTCATAATCAGCACCACCCAAATAACGAAATTCAATGTATCCTTTTGGGATCTTTGTAAAATTTATCCCATAATACTTTTCATTCACGAACATATAGTTCTTCCATAATGCTCGTTCTGGTGAAGGCTGTGTCATTCCACTAAGAGGTATGATAAACTTAATGGACTTAGCATATACTGAATCTTTTCTATTTGGGAATGCTTCGTATACTTTATCCTCATTAAAGTTAAGTACAAATTTACCAATATCTAATTTTGTCATATTGGCAACAGGACCTAATTTCTTACCATCAAATGAAATGTTAACGTGTATTGAACATCTATCATTAGTTGAACCATTCTCTCTTATCCACTTTAGCATTTTTGCTAAAATCAATTTGGACTCAACAAAGGGTAATGAACCGGTTACAAGCTCAATCATACCAGTTCCACCTGAATTATCGGGTTCCATTTTAAAGACATCACCGGATGGGGCAAAGTCACTATGGGCCTTTTCCTCTATTCGGATCTTCTTATTAAGAGTATTTGCTATGCTTTCCTTTGCCTTTTGGATATCTTCATTGGCAAAGAATTCAAATTCAAATCCTATATTAGAAGAATAAATTGCATTAAGTTGTTCGTTAGAATACATTCATTATCTAATTTGTTTATATATTCTAATAACCTGATGGTTAGTCGGTCAACGCCATCGTAATCTTTCTATCACTAGGGCTGATACTTAAAATCTTTACTGAAACTTTATCCCCACGATTTAGTTCAGTATCTTTCATCTTAGTTTTATGTATTAAACCACTGATGCCTTTTTCTAACTCAACAAAGGCTCCATATTTAGTAACCTTTGTAACGGTTCCTGGTGCGATCATCATTGGTTTATACTTATCAGATGCACCATCCCATAAATCTTCGCGCGGTCCCTGTTGGGTTAATATGATCTTTTTATCGGATATGATTTCTTGTACCCAGAATGATATTGGATCGCCAGGCTTAATACCTTCACGCTGGAATAATTCTCGAGTCTTATCATCAAGCACAGTATCTGGAATCAAACCGGTTAAGCAACTATTAAATTCAGCAAATATACCAAATTTAGTTGTACCTGTTACAAATCCTGTAATTGGTTCTTTAATATTTTCTTGGAGATTGTCGAGAGAAGTTGGAATAAGAGTCTTAAGATATGCTCGATGAGATACAATGATTGTATTTTTTTCATCAGAGAATGAAATTGGCATAACTATAAGTTCTTGGCCAACCAAGGATTCAAAATTATGTAATTTATTTAATCCTGCTAATGATCCTGGCATAAAGCATTTAATTCCACCTACTTCAACCCAATAACCACCATGTATAAGTTCTGTAATTTTACCGGTAAATGCAACAGATTTATCACCGATTGAATTCATTATCTCATTGGTCTTAACCTCATCTATTGCATCAGAGATAGATGCAGAAACCATACCATGAGCACCTGGTTTAACTTTAACATTAACAATCATACCAATCGTTAATTGCTCAAGAATAGATTTAGGTTCTTTAAGAAGAGAGCATGCTGCGGTATATTTTGTACCAATATCAATTAACGCGCTTACCTTATTTCCTTCTTTGTCTTTTGTAATTGAAATGATTATACCTTCAGTAGTATACGATTGTCTTGTTTCACATAACTTAAGTTGGTCTTCAACAGATTCCATTAAGCCGTATTGAGCTAATGCTTCTAATGCATACGGTTCAGTACTTAATATCTTTGTTCCTTTAGGTACTCTAACCTTAAATGTTTTTGTGTCAAACGGGTCATCGCTTACGCGGATCGTAATTTCTTGTTCAATCATTGTTTTTTATTTAGAAGATTATCTATAGATTATATATTACTCTTGTCAAACTATTGTTTATACCTAGTAGGATAGGATTTGTTTAAATTATAATTGCAGGCGGTGATGGTAATGTAGTAGCCCCTAAAACCGGGCCGGCTGCGCTAGCGGAAGAAACTACTTGTCCGGGCGGAATGGTAATAGTTGCAGATTTGATATAAAGATCAATTGCAGGGGTTGCTATATTAGCAAATACTTTAGCTGCAGCCTTTCTTGCTTTATCTGCAACATTAGTTCCTTGTGGACTATTTGCAATCGTTTCGGCAAACACAAACATAGCCTTATCAAAGGCCTGTTCCAATGCAATATTCAATGTAGGTTGTACTAATGGCATATCTTATTTTGTTTTAACTTGTTTCTTACTTAAGTGTTGTGCAGGTGTCATTGGAACTATAGGTGGGCTTGTTGGGGCACCTAAGTTACCAATATGAGTATGCTGATTAAATAGCTTTAGGAATGAATCTCCTAATACTAATTTTTCACTTGCGCCCTGACCTAGCTCAATAGATGTTGAATGATTAACAACCATGTTTTCACATTTAATGATTGCATCTTTACAATTGATCTCTGTATTATCAGTACTATTAATTATGAACTTTGCAGAATGAGTAAATGTAATGTTACCGTCGTTTAGCATAACTATTTTATCACCATTTGCATTAATGATTTCAACGGAGTTATCTGGCTTAATGTTAACAGTGGTTGGACCTGTTGCTGTTGTATAATCCATCATTAAACCTTTTTCTTCAGTAAAGAAAACCTTAATGCTTTCTCCTTCTCTTTCATTTGTAACTTCTTCATTACCGCCGCCAGTTAAACCAAATGCAGTATCATAAATAAGTATATGAGAATTTTGATAAGACGCTTGAATCTCTGCCTTTACTTCATCGGATGGATAAAGGCTCTCATGATATACTGGAGAATAGTAACTTCCGCCATCGAATGTAACTCTTAAAATAGTTCCTAGTTTAGGAATAGAAAATGTACCACTTCCTGTACTGCTTCCACCTGAAGAACTTACAGAAGGTCTAGCCCAAGGCAAAGCTTCTTTAGGCAAAACGAAATCACTAGTAGGATCCGCAGGATCAACTCTTTGATCCATTTTACCGTATACTCTGATACGACAACGGCCTTCAAATAGTTCATCTACATTATCCTCAACTATTCCAACCCATTGTGTACCTGTTAAATTATCGGCTTTTAATTCTTTAGTGGTTAATCTTCCCATTATCCAAATACATTTGTAGATTTAAGTGGAGGTGGACCAGAAGGACCAGGACCAAATAGATTTGTAGAATCTAAAGGACCTCCTTCAACTTCGCCTTGACCAAGAAATAAATTTTCAGAAGGTAAAGAAGCTGGTATAGCCTGAGGATTACCTAATGGGTTATCACCTAACGCTGGTCCAGATGGAGTCTTTTCCCCAAATGCATTAATTATTGCTCTACCTGCACCAGCCGCAGCAGCTGCTAATGCACCTGGGTTTGATAATGCAGCAAAAACCCGATTTCTTAGTCCAAATACATTTCCTAAAAGCAAACCCTGTAACCGCGCAGCGGCGGCTTGTCTTGCCCTTTCTATTGCAGAGTTTGCTGCTTTTTGTGCAGCTTCTATTGCAGCTTCTCTTGCAGCTGCTTTAATTGCTTCACCAATATTACCACTTTGCGTTAAATTTCCACCATCCGCAGTTACCTTTTCCCCGTTATATCCAGAAAAAATACCTTCAACGCTAAGTCTCTTATAACCCCATTTCATCGATGTTGCAGCTATTTCATTACCACCTGCATTAGTAACCTTTTCAAAGACTTTACCACTTTCATTCATATTCCAAATACAATCATTAAACCTAAATGTTATCTTTGATGTATTGCTATTTAGAAAACGATCCACGTCGGTCTGAGGTAAAGATTCACCACTTCTTAAACTACTAATCTTATCCAACCACGAAACAGTTGACTTAAAATTTCTTATCTCATGTATCTCTACATAAACATTAAAATACATAAGATTTTTCGGTAAGACAAATCTATTGTATTCATTATCAATGACAGCCGCCCTATATAAATTAAAAAGAGCAGACATTTTAAGATCTATTGCCTCTAAGCATCCTATGGCTATTCCTTCATCTTCACCAGATCCACTAAAAGGATCTAGCATATTATTAGATTTAGACCATGCATCGCTTAATCCTTCAACCGTTTGCCAGTAATAGGGGCGAGTTTTATTAATCTCTTGTAAACCTTGTATAAATGCTTTAAGATATTTTGCTCTATCGGCTTGACCTACCGTTATTAAATAGCCAAGCGCGGATTCACCGTCTGGTATATTAGTTCCTGGATCAGCAGGATCACCGACGGTTGCACCATTAAAAAGAGGAGATGATATATCAAACAATAATGAAAACCCTAAATATGTTGGGTCATCAAGACCTGTCACACCGTTGCTACCACCACTAACCGAAGACTGTGGCGTAACAAATCTTTTAATGATATCGGCATTAATTGAGACTCGTCTTCTAAGCGGATTAATAGCCGGATCATTAATAGGATTATATGGTTCTGAAATTGGCATTAGCGACCTTTATTTTATTTATTTTAGGTACTTGGTACCACTTCTCGTCTTCTTAAATGTAATCGTTGTCTTAAGCCGCCTGGCCTTGTTAAAAAGTACTCAATTCCTGTTATAACATAAAACCCGGTTAAGTATTCATTTAATACACCATTATCAGATGACTTATCATTCCCTGCATTGTCTGTTCTGTCTTGTCTTCTTTGTGTCCCACTTGGTGCATCTTCATCATCGGTTGATGCCATTAATACACTCTTAACATTTGATGCAAATTCTAAAATTTGACAATATACTCTGGTATATCTAGATATTGCAGGATTAACTGTATCAAGTTCTAATACCATTCCAAATTTTTCAATTTCTGCATTATTTTGAAAATTAAGAATAGCACTATAATAAAAATTAGAATGAACATTATCACCCTGTGTCCCTAAGTATTTATATTTAACTTGATCATTTCTTGGTCCTTCAACTTCACCATCAGGTAAAACCCGACCTTTTGTTACAGGAACCATTCCTGGAGTATCTCCTGTAAATGGGTCAATAAATTCACTTATAAATTTCTTTTCACCTAAATCCCAATACTGTGTATATCTCTTATACCCATTATTTTTACTTATTTGACCACTTTTATTAATTTGCTGATATGTAGATATGTATCTAGCAGTACCTTGCATTTGTATCATATTACTCAATAGATTAGGAAAATCGTATTCACTTTCCTCAGGTAAACCAGAACCCATTGTGTCTCCTGCATTCTGTGTAAACATTTTAGATGTCTCTAAATCTGTATCGGTTTGATCAAACAAACGATTAACTTCAACTAATGTTAAATTATAATAAGGATCAATATAACATGAAAAGAATGACTCATCATCAAGATAAGAATTTGCAGTGATGTCACGAATAAATTTTTCTGATGTATCATAAGGATTAGTCCAAACCTGTTGATCGGAGGTATCCTCAACATTTGAAGCATATCCTAATTTTAATGTCTCGGCTATATTAAGAAGTGCATTCCAGCTTGTATCATTTTGATATTCTACCTTTTCTGTAAAAAGATTAGGAACATTCATTCTACCTTCAACTAGTAATTCACTTGAGCTTTCAGTAGAGCCACCGCCGCCTAAAGGTTTAATGTCTTCAATAGTAAAATCAATTCTGATAGGTTTAAATGTTGTCTCTTCACCAGCAGATCTTATATAGACCTGAATAATATCACCATCCTTTGGGTAATGTCTTGCTGTAAATAAGCCATCTCTATCAAAAAATGAAAAGCGACACGTTGGATAAAAACTTGTACAATCAAGAGTAAAAAAGTTCAAACGATCTGCCTGAACATCATACTGATTAATTCTGATGATAGGAATCATTGTACTAAATTTAGACAAAGGTTCCTTAATAGCAGCACCACCTGAATTATCAGTACCACTTTCTACATCCGGTATAGCCAATTCATCTAATACTATAGTAGGTTTAAGTACCGATAGTATGTTTCTTTCAACAGCTGACATTATCTATTTGATATAGTTTGATCGTTAGAATTAATAAAAGTATTCCTAGATGGTAAATTTGCACCTAACTTAATCTTTCCATTCTCATAAACCTTTGCAGTTTCATTTGGTTGTAACATATTAGGTGGTAGTGGTGTTTCTACACCAGCCGGTTTTTGTTGTGCTTTTTTAGCAAGTCTTTGTATTCTTGACTGATCCTTTTCACTCTGTCTTCCTGTATCAACATAAGGAGTTTTTGGTGATGTTGGTCTAGACGCAGGATCAGGTCTTTTATAAACAAGATCAGGTCTAGTTAAATTTGGTATTACTAATACCTCACCTTCTTGAACACTAAATGGGTTAAAGATATTATTAACTACACATATTGCATCAATGTATTCACCACTACCAAAATATATTTCGGAAATTTTATCAATACGACCTACCTGATCAGGCATAACATAGTGTAATGTCTTTATGCCTAAATCTGCATCATAAACAAATGAAGGCGCGGTTAAATCAAAATAAAACTCGCCTGTTTTTTCATCTATTAATTTATTCTTTAGCGTTAATGATTTTATATTCATCTCTTTACTTATTTTATGAATCGATCATTATAGACACTAAGTTATCAACATACTGAGCATCATTATCAGCAAATATGCTAGATTTAGATCTTGTCTTAGCTTTACTTCCATTTATATTTTGTATCTGTGAATTTTTAAAGCTACTTGCTTGTGCACCAGATTGTGTCTTTTGTAAATTAACGGTTCCTGCTTTAACAGATCCGTATGTAGCAACATCAGTTCCTCTTAAATTTAGAACATCTTTAGTATTTGCAACAGATGCATATATCCTACCGCGGCCACCGTTAAACATATTTTCTATATCACCCTTATCTCTAGGTTTACCATGTTTAAGATCTACTTCAAACTTAGCCTCCATTGGAAAATCATCATATCCTAAACCTTGTCCTAATGTCATAATAGCATTATCACAATACATGTTACCCATCATTACAATTGGGTTAAGAGGGTTTCCAACAGTTAAGTGCCAATCCCCGGTAGGTTCACCACTAATAAATGCCTTGGTTGCTTGTGTTCCTCCAACAGCTCCAACATTTTCACTAAGGAATCCACCTAACATATTTCCTAATAAGGTCTTACCTACTTTTAATATACCTTCAATTCCATTTTCTAAATTGAATTCACCAGTGCCACCACCAAATACATTCTTAAACCCGGTTTCAACATCTTGAACTACACTACCAATGTATCCAGCAAAATCACCATTTCTTAGTTTACTAATATCACCAAACTGGCTTGCAACATATCCACTTGATCCATAATATCTATGTCCTCCTCCAAAGAATTGACCATTATTAGTAGACATGGTTAACATATTACTTATGATATCAATCATTGCAATTTTAGGGTTAACGTAATTTAATGACTTTAACTCATATTCAAAATTAAGCTTAATATCATTTGCAAAATTAATTCCTCTATCTCTAACATTAGTCTCTTTAACAACGTTTACTGGACCGATTACGAAATTAGCATAAGTGGTACCAAATCTATCAGACCCATCAGCATACTGTTGTCTTCTGAATTTAGTTCCTGCACCTATTCCTTTAAATGCATCAGCCGTAGCCCTACCAATGTTACCCATCTTATTATAAAAAGGCTGTTGTGTATATCCACCATCTTGACTTTGAATACTTTCCATTTCGGATTCAATCTTCTTCCATGTTAATCCGTAAGAAAATTTAAGAATATCATCGAGTTTATTTCCGGCAGTCTCGCCCATATAAGTAACAGCAGTAACTCCAGCAACCTGTGTTGCATCCACCGCTTCAACATCTACACCAGCTTCACCTTTAGATGCAGGCGTTAATGATAGCTCAAATATATTATCATTTACTGGTGTTGGAAATCTTCTTAGCGTAATAAGATGGTTAACAGGAATTTGCTTATAATACTTTAGATATAAAAAGTCTTGTGCTTTATACCCAATCTTAGGATAAAATGTATCAAAAAATTCAATGATTTTTGCAACAGAAACATTATGTGCATCATTGCCACCCACTAAAGGATTATCAGGTGTATCCTTAAAGTAACTAAAAGGAAGGTCACCAGTAAGACCACCGTACATACCTCTAAAGTTAAATAGTGCATATTCGTTAAAAATTGATCTAGGAACTGCTGCAGTCATACCCTTTGCAACTGTATATGCATCAGGCTCGGCTTTCAAAACATAAAAGTTTTTAGTAACTTCATTCATGATGTCACCAGCAAAACCTACCGATTCTCCACCAAAAACACCTAAAGGTACTGCATTGTTAGAATTAGGCCCAGCTGGAAGAGCACTATTTAGATCTGATATAATTTCCCTAGCCACAATGTATCACTATTTTTACTATATATTTAATTAAGGCTGGCTAGATACTTATTAATGTCCAATTGTGATTTTTCAAATCGGTCAGACCATCCTTTTTTAAACCTAATGTCAAATTCTTGAGTACTATCCAGAGAAAATACACCATTAAGAAATGGCCTAACTGCAGATTCTCTAATTTCTTTAAGATTTTTTGATATGATGTAAAATTGAACTCTTTCAAATAATTGCCCAAGATCAACTTTAGTTTTTGAGCACATAACAGATTCAACAATAACATAGAATCTTTCAGCATCCTGTTGATTAAATCTTTCCTCTAAAGAACGCGTTGTCTTAAAGTCTTCCTTCTTAAGTGGCATTTTTCTAGCACGATTATCAAATTCATATCTAAAGTTCATATCAAAAAAATATGACTTTAAGAATTTCATATTATCGTACATCTTAATAATCTTAATCTTATATAAAGGATTTACCGGATCCCATGCAGTATCAATAATTAAGCCTTTTACTGGCAATAGAACATTTGGTCTGTTGTGGGATGACAACAGACAATAGACAATCTGCCCTTTAGTAAATATTCTATGAGCTTTCATTAATAATCAATTTCAAACGGTATGATATCACAAAAGAGTTTTTTCATACCATTTAACTGGACTTCGGGTGTATGATATATCTTAAACTCTATATCACGATCTGTTAGTGTCTTTACATATGACTGAATACCTTCTATAACATCCTTTTCAATATTACCTAGTACATAGTAAATATTCATAGTTGAATTTCTACTAACGGCCGTTTGGAGTTGTCTCATTAGGTATGAAGATACTACTGCATCCGATGGTTCGGATTGAAAGTAATCATTTTTCGCTAGCTTATTATATATGTCAATATAGTTGATACACTCAATGTTACGAGGTATCGAATCTATGAACCCCTTAATCTTTACTGCATCTTTTGAGTAAACAAAATAAAATTCTAAGACTTCTTGCATTCTTTAAGGGATTGAAGCTTTGCTTCAAGCTCTTTTATTTTAGAGTTAAGATCCTTTTCAGATGGTTCAAAATGACTACCCCACTCGGTTCTGATTGTAATAACATCTTTATTAAACTTACTGCCGAGATTCATTCCTAAATCCTCGCATAAATCAAAAAAGAATCTCATAATATATTGATGTCTATCAGCATCATTACCGGAGTCTTCATAAACCTCTGTTGAAGTCCACTGTTCTTTACCTCCACCATGATTATCATCAATGACTCTTTTTATAACACCATTGCCTGCAGGTTCTAAAACTATCTTAACCATTTGATCTGCTTAATAATTCTTGATGAACTTCTTTCATTATTTTTCTAGCAACCTTCTTATCAGTTTTCCAGGTTTCCATATCTCTTACCGTTAAGATTGCATTAGCTTCTCTTAACTGCTCAATTTCAGAGTCATTATAACCCATCTCTCTCCATGATGAAATTAACTTAGCCTCAATTGCTTCAAGTTGTTCTCCGATGGATTTTTCCATACGATCTTTGTTGGCCTCAAAAATTTCTTTTCCGGCTTTAATTGTATTAGTTGTAAATTCACACCATTTACTAAAAGGTAATTTACTTTTCATCTTTAAGATTCCTTGATATTTCATCGCGGCTCGGCGTTCTCTTCTTGTAGGTATGTTATTCATAATGTTTATTTTATTATATATTATCTGGATTTGATGTGATAGACTCACATATATCTCTCCTCTATTAAGGAGTATACACTTTCTTTAATGGCTTCTTTAACACGTTCATCTTTTATTTGATCTGCTATAAATGAGCGGAGTTCTTTTATTACTTCGTCTTCTTCAAAAGAAACACTCATAATATCAAAAACATCTTTTTTAGGAACCGTTATTTGTAAGGATAGTGTTAGACTAACTTCATCTGCATTTTTTTGCTTATCAAAAAGAATTCTGATTGGACTTTTTTGCTGAGGGGAAGATTCACGCTTTCTTGGTGTATTAGGTACTTCAGAAACTGCCGAATCGAAATCTAGTACAGGATCATATGATCCAATTGGAATCATAAACTCGTTAATTAATGATGAAGATATTCTAGCGCCACTTTCAAAAGTAGTCCATTCAGAATCAGCACCCTTTACAGTTTCAACATTTCCTATCTTATCACCTTTAATCCACTGAAGTTTTATAGGCTCTATTGTTTCTGTACTACTATCCATAGTTTATTTTTTATATGAAACAAAAAGAAATTGTTTAAATTACATCCCCGTACAAATACCACTCCTGAGTACCAGTAGGTCCTTTAACTAATATAGCGGAAGAACCTGTTACTGCAAGAGAATCGGCACCACCGCTACCAATAAGACCACCTGGAGAATATACTTGAACAGCTGGAGTAGCAAGAGCAAATTGAACACCACCAGCACCTGTTCTTATAAATAGCATTTGTGTACCTTGTGTGATACCAGGTTGAGAAGCCTCTAGAGGTATAGTAATTGTTGCAGGTGAACCGTTAGTTGCTTTTACGATACTTCCATTTCCTGCGGAGGTAAGTCCAACACTTCCACTTATCCCAGAAGATACACTCCATGTCATAGAACCCGAAGGGCCTTGTGCACCAGTTGCACCATTATTACCCTGTGGGCCAGTTGATCCGCTAGCACCTGTTGCTCCACTTCCAGTACCACCTTGTGAACCGGTTGCTCCATTAAATCCTTGTGGACCGGTTGCACCAGTTGCACCTCCACCGGTTGCACCAATAAAACCTGTATTACCTTTTTTAGAATATGAAATAGATGTAGTAAAAGGAGAAATTGAGTTAACCAACCCACTTGTTATTACTTCTGTAACATCATATTCCCAATATGATCCTGCATTAGTTGCAGTGGCAACTGTGTATATACCAAAATTATCAGTAGCATCGCTTGATGTTATACTTATAGTATCACCTGCACCTATTGAAGCCAACCAAGCTCCAGCATTAACAATACCACGACCAGCAATAACCTGTTGATTTATGAATATTTTAGTTGCACCAACGAAAGATGGATATGAATTTATTGACCATGTACCAGCTGCAACCGCACTGGCAGCAGCGGTCCATCTTAATGCATTTGATCCGTCGGCTCCAGCCGGTCCGCTTGCACCAGTAAAACCAACAGAACCAGTAGCCCCTGTTGCACCAGAACCTGTTAATCCAGTTGCACCAACTCCACCTTGTGAACCTTGTGGACCTTGGGCACCTGATGAAGCTAAGCTAACATTTCTCCATGCACCAGCTGCAGAATTCCATTGAAGAATTTCATTATTAGCAGGTGGTGTTACATATTGAACATCTGATAAAAGATCTAATGTAGGTGAACCGCTATTTAGGTTTTGTAGATCAATGTCACCTTCATCAAGACTATATTCTACATTTTCATTTACAGGATCTAAAGCTACCGTAAGAGCTGGGCTACTTGTAGGACCTATATCAAAACCTCTAAATGTTAAATCGGTACCATTCATTCCGGCATAAACATCAATTCCACTACCAATGTTTTGTCCATGATTAATTTCACCAGTTGAACCTATATTAATAATCTTAATTGAATTGGTTGTTGTATCATATTGTAAACTGGTACCAGACCCAGCAACAAGATTAAGATATGAATCTGGATTTGTTGAAAGTAAAAGTCCATCATTTGCAGTTTGCCATGAAACTACTGCTCCTGTATAATTAACGCGAATTCTACCAAACCCGTTTGCAGCTGCTAAAGTAACATCGCCAGTTCCAACACCGCCAACCAGATCCCATTCATTAGTATCAAATATACTTTGTGTGGTTCTTTGATTAGCTCTCCACCACACAAGAGTTTCGGTAGGACCACCTGTAGGACCGGTAACCTGAACAGGATGATAGACAATATTTCCTTCATCGTATACCCTGTTGGAAACCCATGGGTTAGCAACCATCTTAAAGTTATTATCAACTTCAAAATTTAGAAGCTCTCGTTTAATCTCAGTTCTAAATAAGATATACTCTTGTAAATTAAAAGGCATTTTAGTAAATTCTTTTTTTATTTATTCTATGCAGGTGGTGACTTAGTAATAGTTTCATTATTGTATGGGAATGCATTATTCCTATAATCAGAAAGAAGTGACTTTTGTAACGAATTAAGATACCAGGTATTTCTGCTCCAACCAGGTATTGCATAAAGTTGCGAATAGATTCCGGTAATGTAAATGATTCTAATTTCATTATA